GTAGCCTACGGCTATCCGCTACGCGGACGTGCCCGCCCCCGTGCTAGGGGAAGGATGATGGATTGCTATACACTTGTCTACCAATCTCATCCCCCCGTGATACAACATCCCCCCGTAAATACGATTCATTCTCACCTAGGCAACCAGCCTACTAAACCTGAACGCAGGTTAACCGATTATAGTTTCAAGTGAAATAGTTGCTTGCTACTAACTATGTATGCCGGTATAGTTCTAATCACTAGGTAGCACCGCTACCGGAATGGGAAGGCACTGAGGCCTTACCAAAGTAAGAAAACGAGGCGGGTTGACAAAGCCAAAAGCCTAGTCTAGAATGATACCAAGCTAGCAAATCCGCTAGCGGATAAGCGCCGGGGGTCGCATACCCTCTTACTCTGTAAGGAAATTAGTCATGATCGGCAAGAATGAAGCTAAGGTGCTGGAAGGCGTCGCCGTGGGTCTCTTCACGGATACGCGAGAGTCGATCATCGCCGCCGCTGGCGTGATGGACGTGGTGTATCAGGCGATCCGTAAGACCGTCGCGGGGCGTGAGCTGGCCCACGTCAAGTACTTGCTCAAGGCGTATAAGCAGTTGGTGAAGGATGACCCGTCCATTACCGCTGCGGAAGGGTCGATCGGGCAGGTGTGCGCTGCTGTCAACAAGATCCTGAAGGACGGCGGCACGCTTCCGGGGGAGTACGGGCAGGCGCGTCGCCTCGCCTATCCGCTCAAGGAATCGGCCCCGCGTGGCCCGCGTAGCGGTGGCGATTCGGGCGAGGGTGGCGAAGGTGGCGATGGTGAGGGTACGACTGAGCCGGTCTCCGCTGGCCCGGCCGTCTCCGGCAAGCTGGCCGAGCTGTTTGGCTACCTGCGCGAGATGGACGCGGCGGGCTTCGACTGGTCGCACGCTGAATCCGCGATCCACAACGCCTACGCGGAGTACAGCATCGAGCGCTCCCTCGCCCGCGATGCGGCCGAGTCCCTCGACATGGCGGATGAAGCCTAAGCGCTAGGGTTCCAGACGCTAGGGCCTGCGGGTGAATCGCGGGCTCTAGCTCGGGCACCTTGACCCGGTTTCTTACTGGAGTAAGCTGGAGTGAACAATCGTCGCGCTAAACTGATTTTGCTGACGCTTTGCGTGGCCTATGCCGTCCTCGCTGCCGTGTGGGTGGCGATGGGCTGGGAACCGATCCACCTCGACTAACCGAATCTTACTGGAGTAAGCGCCATGTTCATCGCAATTCGTGATCGTGAAGTCATTGCCCACGCTACTAGCATTCCGGCCTTGAAGGACGCCGTGCTGGATGCCTTGGGAGACGACGCTACTCGCGGCACCTTCCGCGTCTACCAGACCTACAGCGAATCGTTCAGGTTCGAGCAGCGCTTGTTTTGCGTCCACGACCTTGGTGACGACGAGCTGGCTTGACTTCACCCTAGATCCTCCGTATAATAGTCCCACCAAAAGTTGGAGAACGTGTAGTGACTATCCGTGAATTCTTCGGGTTCAAACCTTACAAAGTAAAGAAGCCGAAAGCAACCCATCCTTGGAAGCAGGCCGCTTTCGTGGCGGTCGAGGAGAAGAAGGCCCACAAGCGCAGCGAGCGGGACTGGCGGGCGTCTATCGTGGCGAGCCGCGATCGCATGGGGGTACGCGCATGATTGTGCAGGTACCCCAAGCGTTGCAGAGCAACTAAGGGAGTGAAAGCGTGATGAAAGTCGAAGTCGGAAAATCTTACAGGGTAAAGTGGTCGATCGGATTCCCTGATATGGTAGGGAAGGTAGTGACTGTCACGGGCATCAAGTGCGTAGCCACGGTGCAGTCTTATCCGAATGTTGTCACGGTGTGTGAAGTTTTGCATGACGGTAACAAGGTGCTCAAGAGAGCCTCTGCAAACGAGCGAGCAAGGTTCCGCACCGATACCATCTGCTTTACGCCTAGGCCTGACCAGCTCGAACCCATCATCGACGATGGGCGAAAGGTCGTGGCGTGGTCTGAGTGTCTGTGGAATCCGTCCATGCTGGAAAACCAGCACGCTTAAATCTTACAGGAGTAAGGAATCGTGACAATGAAGATCAAGCTGCCCAAGCGCATCAAGAACAAGTGGGTCAAGGCCCTTCGCTCCGGCGAGTACAACCAGTGCCAAGACCGACTCACCGATTTCAATGGGGGGTTCTGTTGCCTCGGCGTGCTCCAGCACGTGCTGGACAATGGACGCATCGACGTAGACCCGCATCGTGGCGAGTCGTTCTGCATGATGACGGTCAAAACCGAGCGCAAGCTCGGGGTGTATGACGTTCTCGGCCAAGCCGCTGACGATAGCTTGTACCAAGTGCGTGAGTTCTTGGCCGAAGTAAACGACGTCGGCACCAACGGCAAGCGCTGGGGATTCAAGCGCATCGCCAACTGGATCGAGGAAAACCTGTAACCTTACCGGAGTAAGAAAACAATGTGTACTGAAAAGCTCCAGCTTGAAGTCGGCAAGACTTACGTCAACGGCGAAGGTTGTCCGGTCATCTTAGTTTACAAAGGATGGGGAAGCCGCCCGTTTCTCGGTGTGGTCGATGCCAGTACTGACAACGAGAGGACGGCTTGGTACAAGGAGGACGGGGAGAGTACTTACGGCGGTAAGATGTCCCTTGTCCGCGAGAAGCGTCCGACCAAGACGTTCCGGTACAAGCGGTTTCTGTGGAAGGATCACATGGACGAGCCCGTGCTCGCTATGTACCGCGAGAACGGACGATGGCGCGTCGACCGGGACGACTTCATCAAGTGGATCGACGAAGAGTGGCAGACCATCGAAGTGGAGGTGTAATCATGTGCAATACCAAGTACAAGGTCGGTGATCGTGTAGTTTGTGCGGCCTTCAATCGCCAAGCTACGGTGTTGTTCGTTGATCCTAACAGGGGCGAGTATCCACTGCTGGTACTCATTGATCCCCTGAATCCGGGCGGAGTGCACGGGTCAGCGTGGTCGAGCGAGGATGAACTTCGCCCGGCTCCGGTCAAGGTGACGAGTGAGAAGTACCGTCGCTTTATGTTCCGCAACCTCCGAGGCGAGACAAATACCGGCCTTGCTGTCAGTCAGGCCGTGGTGAATCGCTGGGAGACTAGCGAAAACTTCATCGGCTGGGTGGACAAGGACTGGATCACGTCCGAGATTGAGGTCACGCCGAAGTAAGTCCGCTTGACTTCACCTCTAGCCTAGCGTATAATAGTCCCACAAAATCGAGGAACCAGCCGCACCACGCTCTTACAGTTGTAAGGTGAGAGCGTGCCGGGCTAGCGCCTTGCTAGTATTCCAGAAGGTTACACCTGAGATGAGCATGTTCTCCTCGCGTCCGATCAACCTCGCCTCGGACTACAAGAATCCCCACAACGAGAAGCGTAAGCGCGTCGGCAAGACTGCCAAGGATGCGCGCAATGGCAACGCTCAGCGCAATGCCAGCCGCAAGGCTGCGCGTGCCGCGTGGCAGCAGAACAAGAGCGCCAACAACTCCAGCTTCCCGGTCTGAGGAGAATCTTACATGAGTAACTTCATCACCATTCCCGTGACGCAGGTTCGCAACGGCGAAGTCTTCACCCCGATCGAGAAGATGGGTACGATCGTGTTCAATCCCAAGCGCAAGAAGTTCGAGCGCAAGTGGATCATCTCGCCCAAGTCCTACGTCATGGTCGGTCGCCTGCATGGTCTGGATCAGGACGGCAAGGACGGGCTGTTCGCGCTCGGTGATTGGGCCATCGTGCGCCGCAATGCTCCGGCCAATGCGCCGCGTGCTACCGAAAGTGCGCGTGGTGTGGATCGTCTGCTCTCGAAGTACGGCGCACGTAACTAACTCTTACTCAAGTAATGTCCAGGACTATCGCATTGGATGCCGACGGTGTGCTTCTCGACTACAACGCCGCTTACGCCAATGCGTGGGAAAAGGCGTTTGGCAAACTCCCAGCGCTTCGAGATCCGGATGCCTACTGGCCCATGGATCACTGGGCGGTGGAGCGCCTCTCGGGCGAATCGCTGACGCGCTTTCGATCTGAGTTCAACGAAGAGTTCTGGTCAACGATCCCAGCGATCGATGGCGCCGTGGAAGCGTGCAATCAGTTGGCCGACGAGGGCTACCGACTGGTCTGTGTCACCGCGTTGGATGAGGCCTTTGCTGAAGCTCGCCGACACAACCTGTTGGCGCTTGGCTTTCCCATCGATCACGTGATTGTGACCGCTGGCGCCGGGCATGACGTTAGTCCCAAACGTGACGCTATCGAGCGACTGATGCCCGCCGCTTTCGTCGACGATTTCCTTCCGTACCATCGTGGTCTCTCGGCGGACGTCCACAAAGCGCTGATCCTGAGAGAGTCGAACGGATCGCCAAACGTCGGCGTGGAGCTGGCCGACGTCGATTCGCAGCACGCGAACCTAAAGGCCTTCACGACTTGGTGGCTTGAGCGACGGTGAAGCTCGCGACCCGTCAATGACGGGTGGTTGGACAGGGCGGCGTCAGGACACGAGACGACCCTACGTCTGCGGTGAGCAGTAGCTTTGCCACCCACAGTGCTTCGGCATCGCCCTTCAGGCCGGCCTCAATGGCACGCAGCGCTACACGAGTACCACAATGGTCAAGAGCGGTAACGTTTACGTTCCGATCACTTCTCACCACACTCGCTGCAATCAATGGACTAGGAGTAACTGATAATGTGTCCTTGCAATTACGATGCGTGTCACTGCCTGATGAAGCGGGCCGCGTGCACTCCTAAGCCTCACAAGCACGCCGAGGTTATCAAGGCGTGGGCAGACGGAGTTCGTTGTCAGTTCCGTATCAGTGCGTCAGACACGTGGGTTGATCTAGAAACTCCGGCAGAAGTTCGAGGCAAGTGTACGCCGGCTTTCGCGGATCACTGGGAGTATCGTGTCAAGCCGGTCGAGATCAAGACTGTCGGCTACCGACGGTATATCGCTTGCGTTAATGGCGACTACCGCGTCCGTACCGTGTCCCGTCCTTACAGTGTAAGCGAGGAGGAGAGTGGTGTTATCGGCGGTGCTGAGCGTCACGATTCTTTCGTGCGCTGGGTTGATACGGACTGGCAGTACGAGACTGTGTAATTGAAGGAGTAAGCTAATGTATAGCGTGGCTATCGTGTTTGTGCTGATGACTGTGACGGACCGAGGCTTACCGGCTAAGGTCCACGGTAAATTCTACGACAAGAAGGCTTGCGAGAATGCGGCATCTATCGTAGAGCAGAACGTTCACCCTCTGCCGCGAGGTCACGCCGTCGTGTGCCAACGTAGAGCTGAGGTTAACGCTCTGATTTCTTACACTAGTAAGGAGTAGGCCGTGCCTATCTGTTACGCTGTAAGTTCTGGAGAGTACTCCGATTACCAAGTCCACTGCATCTTCACGACGAGGGAGCTAGCCGAGAAGGCTGTGGCTGCTAGTCGCGGTGATTATGAGATCGAGGAGTTCGATCTAGACCCTCAGTACCCCGAGCCTAAATATCCGGCAGGTTCTAAGGTGTTTAACATCTACGCTAAGCAGATTCTATTTCCGATTGTACTACCTATTGACTATCGGGTAGGTGGGAACTATGGGCCGAAACTCGGCGGTGTGTTTGAGGATTACGCTGTAAAGCAGCACACTGAGGGTGATGTATTTTTCGGGAAAGAGGTTAAGTTCTACGGCGATGGTCGGCATTCTATCGTTGGATGGAATGCCAGCACGCTAGTCATTGCGTCTGATAGTGAGACTGCCTTGAAGGTAGCAATGGAGCGCGTCACTCAAGCCATTGCTCTCGGCAAACTGCGAGAGGCAGAGCTTAAGTGGGGAATCAATCGACTTGACAACGCCTAGTGCCTAGCGTATAATGTTCTCACACTGGAAGGAGAAGCAAGAGATGAGCAAGCCTGTTGTTTACTTCAGTAAGGTTCGCGGATTCATCGACGTGGCTGGTGAAGGTATCCGCGCCCGACTGAGCGGAGTCAAGGGTCATCCGCGACTTGGTGACGAGGACGATGTGACTACCTCCATTATCGTGCGTGTCAAGTACGACGATGAAGTAACGAAGCTCGTGGAGTTCGAGACTCTCAACACTATCTATCGCAAGCTAGAGGTTACTGAGTAAGATGTGTATCATCGCAGTTGTACCCGCAGGCAAGACGATCAGTGAAGAAGAACTGAACAATTGCTGGGACTCGAACGGTGACGGCGGTGGATTCGCCTATGCGCAGAACGGTGTGGTCAAGATCCGCAAGGGGTTCATGACCAAGGAAGAATTCATGCGCTCGCTTAAGTCTTTGATGGCTAAGCATGGTGCCAGTACTCCGTTCGTCATCCACTTCCGCATCCGTACCCACGGCCTGACTGATAAGGAACGTACCCATCCGTTCCGTTTGCCGGACGGATCGGCGCTCGCACACAATGGTGTGCTTCGTGGTGCTGACATGTACGATGCAACCAAGTCGGACACTCAGTTGTTCATCGAGAAGTATGGTACCCTGCTGACTAAGGAGATCCTCGAACGCGAGAAGCTCGTCATCGGAAAGGCTATCGGCTACAACAAGTTCGCTATCATCCATCCGGATGCTAGTCTTACAATTGTAAACGAGAGCATCGGTCAGTGGCACGAGGGCCGCTGGTTCTCTAATGGATCGTACCGTGGATACTACTCCATGTACGGTAATCTCGCTAAGTAACTAACCATAGGCTAACAACATGCGTCAGTACGGGTATCACTCTTATCGCGGCCCACTTTACCGGGGCAGTAGTCTCGACCCTAACGGCTACGGTCTGGGCATCGAGCTTGAGGTTAACGTCAATCGTTTCTCTTTCAACCAAGCTCAGACGGTGCGTGGCATCCGTGCTGAACGCGACGGTTCTCTCGGAGCTAACGGTGTAGAGTTCGTGTTCGGAGCGTATGATGACATCGGTAAGATCTACCGCATGGCTACCACTCTGTTCTCTCGTGTGGAGATGGAAGAAGGTGGTGATCGATACGGTCTTCACATCAACCTGAATGCTGCCAACAAAACTCCGGCATGGCGGCGGGCTATTTTCTACAGCGGCGCTGATCATAACGCCGGCTTCTTGCGGCATATCGCACGGCGTTACGGCTATAACTCGTTCGCCTCGATGGCGAGCTGCAGGTATATGGATAGTGACGGCGGGTATGCGTTCGGTAGGCAGTCATGTAGGCACGGCATCGCTCTGCGCAACAACCGTGTCGAGTTCCGCATGTTCAAGGGTACCGTCAATGCTAAGGTGCTCGTTGCTCAGATGCTGTTCACTCGCTACTGGGCTAGCTGGATCGACAGCATCGAGAGCCAGACGCGAGGTGAGTTTATCTATAGCTTTGCGATCGAAGGAGCTACTAAGTATACTGAGTTTGGACGGTGGCTTGCTCAGCAGCCGGAGACTAGCGAACGGCAAGTGGTCATGAACTTGTATGACCATGCTCACGCGTGGGCCGGCAACATCCGCTTCAACAACTACGCCAGCGCAGCCGAGTACATTCGTATCTGTGGAGAACCCATCAATGAAGTTTGCAATCGTCTGTCCTCGCCCCAGCGCCAGCGCCGCAGTGTTGCGTCGCAGTCTGCCGTCGTGCCGACGGGTGTCCCTGTCCCGGCTTGACCGGGTTATCCGCAAGTACGAACGGGTAATCTTCTGGGGTAACTGCGGTCCGGTTACTTACTCGGATAAGATCCTCAACATCGACACGCACCTTGCTACGGACAAGCGAGAGTTCTTCATTCGTACCGGCAACGCCGAAGACCGGCCTCCGTACTGGCTGGACAAGGAGGAAGCAGCGGCATGGCTGCGTGAGAAGGAGGGACGCATCGTCTTCGCTCGCACCAAGCTGACCAGCCATTCGGGAGACGGCATCGTAGTGTGCCGTACTCCTGATGATCTGCCTGATGCTAAGCTGTACACTGCTTACATCCGTAAGAAAGCTGAGTACCGTATCCACGTTAACACGTGGTCGGATAACTTCTTCGTGCAGCAGAAGCGCAAGCGTAACGGCGCTAGCGAGGAGGACTACTCGGCCCTTATCCGCAGCTATCATCACGGCTGGGTGTACTGTTCCGACAACGTGGACCCGGTCACTACTGACATGGTTCACATGGCTCAGCGCGCAGTGCGTAACTGCGGACTGGACTTCGGTGCAGTAGATCTGATCGTAAGTAAGAAGGACAGGCTCTATGTTCTCGAAGTTAACACGGCTCCTGCGCTGTCTGCTCCCTCAACAAAGGAGTTCTACGTTGGTCAGTTCAATCTCCTATAAGCAGTACTACTACCGGCTCAAGTACCACGGTAAGTTTTACAGCGGTAAGGTAGCGGCTGCTAATGATCTAGACGCAGAGCGCGAGGTCCGGCAAGACGTAGGCTTTCGGAAGTATTCCTTCTGTAGTGCCATTATCATCACGGACTCCGAGAACAAAGAAGTCATGGCTCGGGGCAACACGTCCGAGCTGGCTGGAGTTAAGCCAAAGCCAGCTAACTTCCCCAAGTATACCACCTCAGAGATGTGACACATGGAAATCAAGAAGCACACCTTCGACGTGCTGAATGTCGATGATCTCCAGCGATCGTTGGGCAACTGCTTTATGCGGTTCAACGACTCCGTGATCATGCTGCGTGCGTTCTACCGACGAGAGGAAGGACTTGCCTGCACTGCCAGCAAGATCATCCAGAGCAGCGGTAGCGATCTGATCGGGCGCGAGTTTCGTCTCGGAGTTAACCAGCTCCGTGCTGTGTTCGATCCTGACAATCTCTTGCCGATCGTTCGTTCCGGCTTCGTCAACATCTGCGAGGAGGACGGCACGCTTACTGGTCGCTACTTCTTACAGCGTAAGGTGGGTGGCTACGTTCGTGGCTACGGCGAGCGCTCGGTGCGGGTCGGTGGTGCCCACACTGACGGCCCTCACGTGGGCAGTAGCTGGACCAGTGACAGCTACCGTATTCTCCGTGTCCTTCATTCCGCCTTTACTGGTGGCATGTACGTCAGCTTCGAGCAGGCTGTTGCCACGCTGACAGACTTTAACTCTAGCTACACTACGACGCTGGCCATCTCCCCGACCATGCTCCTGTTCCGCGTCGGCACTGAGGTATGGTTCCATTACAGCATGTGTAACGGTATGTTCAAGGTCATTCGTCAGGACGACGGTACCTACAAAGTCGATACCCGATCCAATCGTCTTATCGATAGCCGTACTCAGTCCACTGTTTCTCGTACTCTTCCTAAGGTGGTGCCATGCCTGTGACTATTCATGATATGTTCGGTGTTACTCGCCGCGTCGGTATCGAGCAGCGCGGCTCGGCTCAACTGGCCCTTCCTACTGAATATGTAGGCGTTGAGCTGGAGCTTGAGCAGCCGGACATGAACATTCGCGGGGATCGTCTGCGTTACTGGGGCAGTAACTCGCTGATCAATCGTGCGCTTGTCACGCCTCACGGCGACGGCAGCCTGCGCAATGGCATCGAGCTGGTGTTCTCTCAGCCCTTGTTTGGTGAGGCTGCCTGCACTGCTATCGATGCGATGTTCGAGATCAAGGCAGCCAACGGGCTGGAAGATTCTGTCCGTACTTCCACTCACGTCCACATCAACTACTCGGATACCACGTCTGATCAGGTGGCCCGCACGCTGGCCCTTGCCGCTATCGTGGAGCCGTATGTGGTAGGTACTGCAGGCACCCATCGCGAAGCTAACTGCTACGCTGTGTCGCTCGCGGCTAGCCGTCTGCTGACTACTAACGTCACCAACCGTCCGTGCGATAGCGCTGTTCAGCAGCTCGTCGGTGGACACCGTTATCTCGGCTTTAACATCACTGCCCTTGCTAAGTATGGCACCATCGAGTATCGCTACTTTGGTGGGCTTAGCCGAGAGGGAGTGTATGGTCTGGTGAACATGTGCCTTGAGCAGAAGAAGGTGTCGTTGTCTGGCGCTGACGTGCGTGAGCTCTTGAGCGACTGCGCTACTATCCGGGAGTTCATCACTCGGTACCTGCCTGCACATGCGGAGTTCTTGAATCTTACTTCTGTAAGCGACGAAGACGACATGCGTCACCGCGACGATGTGCTCGTGATGCTCGGCGGTCTTATGTTCGATGACGCCTTCGAGGATAGCACCGAGGTCGATGCAGCAACGCATGGCCACCAGGGCGATTCGGACGAAGCGTCGGATCATTCCGTCACCGTGGCGCGCCAATTCTATTGAACCCTAAGCTATAAGGAACTGACATATGTGTGGTATCTTCGGACTTGTCAATGTCTCGCCCACTCCGGTCAAGGATCTCAATAAGTTTGTATCGGATGCCCTGATCGCCGGAGCTGTGCGTGGTGAAGATAGCTGCGGTCTCGCTGTCATGACTAGCAACAGTCACGTGATGATGCACAAGGATGTGCTGGCCCCGGCTTCGTTCCTTACCAGCCGTGCCACTAAGGCTATCCTCGACGAAGTCGATCACTCCTACATGGTTATCGGGCACAATCGTGCGGCTACCGTGGGCGAAGTCACTGTCGATGCAGCTCATCCGTTCCGTCTGTGGAACAAGGAGTACGACGTCTCCATCGTGGGTGTCCATAACGGCACGCTGTCTGGTTACACGCTCGGCAAGGACTACGTGTCCGACTCTGAGTGGCTGTTCGGTAAGCTGGTAGAGGCGGCTGCTCTGGACGACGAGGCGCGTGATACACAGATCGCTGAGATCCTCTGCAGTCTGTCGGGTGCTTACTCTGTAATGTTCTTCTTCGACGACGACCCGTCCAAGATGTACGTTGCCAACAACGGACGCCGTCCGATGCACGCTCTCATGTCGGACGATGGTACGTACTGTTTGTTCGCCAGCGAGCCGGGCATGCTGCACTGGCTGGCGGAGCGCAACAAGCTCAAGACCACGAACAACGTCATGGCTGCGCAGGCTGACACTCTGTACATCCTCAACCTCAAGGAGACTAAGGTCACGTACTCTAAGAAGGAGATCGAGTGGAGCCGTTCGTTTACCAGCACGTCACTCTACGACGGATCGTTCGACGATCTTGCCAAACTCCAGCAGAAGTACAACCTCATCACGACTAGCACCGCGCCTGCTGCCAGCAACGTAGTCCCTTTTGACGATAGTGTGGCTACAGCGGATGACACGCTGGCTGCTACCATCGCTGCTGTTCGTGGTACCAAGGTAGAGTTCTTTGTCAGCGAGGTAGACAAGAATACCCGTACTGTGTTCGGTACCTTCTGGCCTTCCGATACTGAGACGGAGATCAAGTCTCCTTCGGTTCAGAAGCTGATGTACGAGGGCAAGCTTGTCATCTACTGTGGCCGAGACGAGGATACGTTCAACAAACTCTATCGGGATTCCGAGGCTATCTGGTCTGGCGATATCATCGGATGCACCAACATCCACGTCGCTAATGCCAAGACTCACATTCCGGAGAAGGCTATGCACGCCGTGATTGGTACCACGACCATCCGACCTGTAGAGTCTACGATCGAGCGGGCCGCAGTCTGATGAAGTACAACGGGCTGCAAGAGGAGGTACTCCGCATCGGCCCGTCGTCTGCTAACGTGTGCCCTGTCTGCGAAGGCGGGGCTACACGAGAGGCGACGTTCAACATCTTCCAAGTAGACAACAACTTCCTAGGTTACAAGTGTCATCGTGCTAGCTGTGGTATTCAGGGCATCGTTCCTTGCATCGGCAAAAGCTTTACAGATGTAAAGTCACGGCGCAAACCTGTACCGCGTGTGAATCGTAGCGAGATCCCTGAGGATATGTACCCTCGTATCCTGTCCAAGTTTCACCTGACAGTTAGCATGTGTGCTGATGCTGGCATCGAGTGGTACACTGATCTCGATGGTAACGGCAGGCTCTGGATTCCGATCAACACTTACGACGGACGGTTCGGTGGATTCATCGGACGCATGGTCGAGAAGAAGGACGGATTCAAGAAGGCAGTCACGTATAAGAACGACAACGCTAATGCGCTGGCGTACTACAAAGCAGACACATCCATCGCCCACCAGCGTGTCGTGGTTACTGAGGATGCTCCGTCTGCGATTCGCTTGGCGTCTAGCGGTGTCAACGCTGCTGCTATCTTGGGCGGAGACTTCACTCAGTTGATGGCTGAAGAGTTGCAATCTCTTGGATGCCGTGCTATTCTTAGTCTCGATCCTGATGCTAAGGACAAGGCCGTGCGTCAGGCAATCAAGTATTCACACCTCCTTCCTCTGAGTATAAGGATCGGAAGGAAGGATGTCAAGGACATGGACGACGAAGAGTTCACCGAGTTCATAGAAAGTTTACCAGCGTAAGGGAGATAGGATGGAGACTCAGCTACTAGCAATAGTACTTAACAATCGTTCCAGCTTCGAGAAAGTACACGGGCTTATCACGCTTAAGGAACACAGCCGTGAGTTCCAGCACTTGATGAAGCTGGTGGCTGAGTTCTACCAGCGGGATCCCCACGCTCAGGCCGTGGACGTTAGCCTGATCTACGAGCTGATCGGAGCTACGTTCCCTAACCCCAAGCACATCGAACGCTTCAAGGCTCTAGTCGATGAGGCCAAGGCTGCGGACGTCAGCACGCTGAACGTAGAGACTACGATCATCGAGGTACGCCGTCGAGAGATCGAGCAGCAGATCGCTATCGCCGCTGTCAACAAAGACGGCAAGCTGCTTGAGCTGATTGACGAGTACCAGAACATCAGCAAGATCAACACGTTCGACGAGCTTATCGCTCAGGGTGCTACGGTTATCGAGAAGATCGACGTAGCTAGTCTGGTGATGGAGCGTAACTCTGGCGGGATGCTGATGCAGGTATTCCCCCGTGTAGTTAACCAGCGCCTCGGCGGAGGGCTACTACCGGGACACCACGTCATCGTGTTCGCCCGTCCCGAGATGGGCAAGTCGGCTACGATCATCAACATGGGTGCAGGCTTTGCTCGCCAAGGATTCAAGGTACTGCACGTAGAGAACGAGGACCGTCCTAGCGACGTCCAGATGCGGTACGTATCCAACCTAGCGGGCATGAACCGCAAGGAGATCCTGAGCGATCCTGCGCGGGCTCAGGGCCTAGCGGACAGCTACGGCATGGAGCAGATCACGGTAGCCGAACTAACTCCAGGTTCTCCGCAGCAAGTCGAGGAGTTGATCGAACGGTTCCAGCCTAACGTCTGCATCGTCAACCAGCTACGTAACCTGAACGTGAACGAGAGCAACAAGGTCATCGCTCTGGAGAAGCAGGCTACTGAACTGCGCAACATCGGCAAGCGTACCAACGTAGCCATGATCAGCGTGACGCAGGCGGGTGAGTCCGCTTCCGGCAAGATGTACCTTGAGATGGGTGACGTGGACTTCAGTAACACTGGCGTGCAAGCGCAGTGTGACGTGCTGATGGGTATCGGAGCTGACGAGCCGATGCTCGGACTGAACGAGCGAGGCATCAGCTTCCCGAAGAACAAGATCGGCGGTGAGGACGACTCGCACGATCCAGTAGTCGTCCGAATCAACAAGCAACTGAGCCGGCTGATTAGCCCTAGCGGTTCAGCCGATAGTCAGAATTAGTATTGACAGACGGTAGTCTGGTCAGTATTTTCTAGTATAGTATATAGTATAGTAATATATATACTAGTACTATAGTATAGTATATATACTAGTACTATATAGTACTATGTATATTACTATAGTAATATATACTACATAGGATATAACATATGGCTTTTGTTTCTGCTGAAGAGAAGATCAAACTGCGTGCTGCTATCAACGACATCGTCTCCGTCCTAGACACTGAGCCTAACTGGCAGGACGGAGCGTACGAAGACCGCACGTTTACCGAGCGTGATCTTCACTTGCTAATCGATGCTGGGTTCGAGAAGTCAGCGTTCGGTAACGCTTGGTCTGGTAAGATCGGTAGCACTTCTTACTTTGTAAACTTCACTGGTAAGGGCGCTATGTGGTACTCAACTAGTACCGGACGGTTCAACGTGTGTCTAGGTACTCTCACCTACAACGAAGCTAGGGAGATCTGCAATGACCGCTGATCTTCGAGAGCGCGTAGCGCGGGCGATTGAAGCCGCGTACTCCGATTTTCCGCGCGCCCATCCCTGCACGATAGCCGACGCCGTGCTAGCCGAGCTTGGGCTGACGCAGGCCGAGCCGGTGGCGTGGTCGCTTTCTCGGTTTATCTGCGACGACGATGGCCGCGCCATTGGAACGGATGAAACCGAGGTTCGGTGGCAATCCGAGTGCCCCGATGCCGACGAAGGCTGGGCACCACTCTACGCCGCCCCGCAGCCGCGTAGCGTAGCTACCGAGCAGGTTACACCTGCGGCCAGCGCGGAGGATGTGATGTTTGTTGACGAGCTTTTGCGCCAGTCTGGACTGGCTGGGCCGACGATGAAAGACGCATGGCAGCGCATCCGCGCATCGCTAACGTCGGCTACGCCGACTACGGGGGTGGGCAAGTGAGTGAGCATCTTGAGCCGTGCCCGTTCTGCGGTGCTGGCGAAACACGAGTCAATGAATCGACGCACTGGACTGGGCTGCGCCTGCAAGTCATCAGCGCCCGCGTTCGTCATTGGTGCGTGCGCGAGGAAGGACAGCCGTCGTCGGTGATGGAGATTGCTGGTAAGACCCGCGAGGACGCCGTGCGGAAATGGAACCAGCGCATCGCCGCCGCGCTGAACGCGCAGGCCGGGGTGGTGGAGGCGTTGGAGGACTGCATCGACTCCCTTGAGTACGTCAATCGGACGCACCCAGAATCTTCCGGCTGGGGCGTGCGCAGTGAGCGAATCTCAAAAGCACGCGACGCCCTCGCGGCCATTGGAGGCAAGCAGTGAGCGACGAGTACAAGGCGGACCTCTACGCCTACCTCGCCGAGAAGCTCGACGCCGAGACCACGTTCGAGAAGGCAGTCGCTATCATCGAGAGCGGCCTGCAGCGGACGGCGGTGAAGTATGCCTGAGATCATCCGCGACCTAATGCTAGGCGCAGTGCAGGTGTTGGCATGGTGCATGCTAATCTTCTTCCTCCTTGGCTTCCTGCTAGGCTACATCATCTATGGCTGACTACATCATTCAGAAACCCCGCGAGTTGGACGCAACGTCCGCCGCATTTCAGAAGGAGGTCGGTGGTGATCTTCTCGCCCTCATCTCCACCCACATTGCCCAGCGCAAGTACGACGGGTGCGCCCTTGCTGTGCGACTGTGGAGCGATGGCGGCTTCGAGGTTCTCTCCGCAACCGGGGAGGAGATCAAGTCCTGCGCCCACATCGGCAGCGCCTTGCAGCGCATCTACGGCCCCGGCTGGGTTGTCTTCGGAGAAGCGTGGATCGACGGTGTCCCGTTCCCAACTATCAGCGGTATGGTGCGACAGCACGATCCCGCTCCCGGGCTTCGCATGGTCGTATATGACATCGTCCCCTCTGGATCATTCGCCATGGGGCTTCACGATGTTCCCTACCGCACCCGCTTCGCCCACCTCCAGCAACGGCTCGACCACGGCAACTTCGCAGGCTCACCTGTGGAGCTTGTGGCGTACTATCCCCCGGGCACTTACGCTGATCCGCAAGAAGGCGCGAACAAGTGGGTGCAGCGAGGCGGATACGACGGCCTGATCCTCCGACATCCCGAGCATCACTGGTACAAGGGCTACGTCACGGACGGTAGCCTCATCAAGGTGAAGCCTGTGATCTCGCTGGACCTGCGCTGCGTCGGCGTGGAAGAAGGCAAGGGCAAGATGGCAGGCATGGCCGGAAAGCTGGTGCTCAGCTACAAGGGCAAGACCATCAAGGCCAGCGGCGGTACATTCCCGCAGAGGTCCGCTTGGTGGGACGGCTTCATGAAACTGCCAAACGGCGACAACCCCGTGGGTAAAATCTTCGAGGTCGAGGCACTCGGCATCACCGAGGATGGCCTGCTGCGCGAGCCGCGCCTCAAGGGACAACGACACGACAAAGTGAAAGCAGACGACGAATGACCTTACTGACGAGGTATGCACTTGAAAGCTACGTGCAGGGAGGGCATGAGCGCCACGAAATGACCGCCGACCCGGGCGGGAAGTGGTACGCCAAGGACGAAGCCGACGCCCGCATCGCGGAGCTTGAAAAGCGAGTGGTGATGCTTGCGGAACAGGTGGTTATCAGGGGCCGCAGGCTGTTTGAGCTTGAGGCCGAGCGCGACGCTGCGCTGGCAGCAAATTCCGTAAAGGTCAGCGACATGATGGAGGCCTTGTACCGCACGTACCTAAGCCTCACAGCGGGCGATAGCTACGATGCAGAGAGATACATGCGACAAGAATTCTGGCGACGAATGGCAATCGCCGCCATCGACGCCGCTAGGAACTCTAAATGAAAAACGAAATGACGTTCGAGATCTTTAGCGACATGGGGTACTACGATATGTGGGCGCTACGTCCTCTCGGTATCCGCGATATCAATCGAACCTTACACTTTAAGACGAAGAAGGAAGCGGAGTTTGCCGGGTACGTAATTGCTAGCTGGTCTGCCAAGGAGGTTAAGTTTAAGTATGACTAATCGACTGCCGGGTTACGACGAGTACCTTGCCGATCTGACTGACGACTTTGTTGAAGGCGAGGAAGAAGAGGAGGACGAGGATAGCGGTAAGTACGATCAGGATTACTACGACGACTTCTGCGAGGACGATGTTTGCGATCAGTTCTGGAGCCCTAACTAAATGCACCTGACGACTAAACAGCTAGAGTACCTAGACAGTCTGCTGCGGGCGTACTTCCACGCTAACGATGTAGACGAGTTAGTTCATGCTGAGCGAGAGCTAAACAAGTTCGGCATCTCTATTGACTACGAAGAGAACGTCCCGTAGTATTGATTATATGACCCCGTAGCTCAGTTGGATAGAGCACGTTCCTTCTAAGAATGTGGTCGGGGGTTCGAGTCCCTCCGGGGTCGCCACTTTAACCGAGGAGAATTACTAATGCCGCGTCTTACAAATGTAAAGTCCCGCGATGACAAAGATGTGATGTGGATTGTGGGCTTCGATGATGATCCTGACTTCCCTGTTCTGGGTGTCTATCCAGAAGAGAATCCAGATAGCCGTGTGATTACTGGCCCTATCACCAAAGTTAAGTACAACAAAGATGGTTCGATCAAAGAGCTAGAAGATTCTCAGACTATCTTCAAGATCAAGCCACGGCCACGCGGACGTCCTCGTCGCCAAGACTTCTAAGGAATACTTACGGTGCATCCCTATTACGATAAGCTACCCCCGCACGTGCGGGATCCAGAGTGGAGCAAGTGGTACTCTGATGTTCGCTCTGGACGCTTCGCAGTTCTAGACTTCGAGACTACCTCACACGACAAGGGATCAGCACTCAATAAAGACAACGAACTAATCCTCGCCTGCTGGACGATCGTAGATCGTGACGACCTGACTGTTACCAAGAAGTACAAGTTCGGTAACGAGTACGAGATGCAGGAGCTTATCGAGGATCTCAAGTTCTGCGAGTTCTTCGTAGCACACAACGCCAAGTTCGAGTTGCAGTGGCTCAAGCGGTGCGGCTTCGATCTCCGTAGTCGTCCGGCTTACTGCACCATGCTAGGCCAGTGGGTACTCGATGGTAATCTCCGCAAGCCGCGCAGCCTGTCAGCGCTAGCCAAGTCTTACAATGTAACAAAGAAGCTAGACCGTATCTCGCTGCTGATCTCTAGCGGGTATCCTGTAGAGTGGATCCCTAAGTCGTGGCTACTGGAGTACTGCGAGCACGACGTCAAGGCTACGCTGGAGATCTTCCTCAAGCAGGTTCAATTGCTTGACGAATCGAACCTACTGCCACTAGTCCATGTACGTAACCTCACTTGCTCTGTACTAGCTGACATTGAGTTCAATGGTCTGACGCTTGATCCTCGTGCTGTGATGGACGAGTACGAGACTACGATCAAGCAGTATCAGGATGCCTCTGCTTCGCTTCGTGAGATTGCAGGTGACGGTGTTAACTTCAACAGCGGCAAGCAGCTAGCTGCTCTTCTGTACGAGAAGTTAGGGTTCATTCCCCCTACCGATCCTCGTACACGCCTGCCAATCGTTACTGCTAAGGGTGTGCTGGCCACGGACTCGGCCACGTTAGGTAAGCTGGTAGCTAAGGACGAAGTGCAAACTACGTTCCTTACAAAGTACAAGGAGTTTAACAAGCTATCAGCGCTGCTTACCAAGAACCTAGAGTTCTTTGTGGGTGTGGTGAGAGAGTACGGATGCAAGTTCTACGCCGTATTCAATCAGGGTGTGACTAAGACAGGACGTCTTAGCTCTAGTGGTAGGCCACTACTCTTTACCGGACAGAAGAAGCCGAAGGGAGTACAGGGTCAGAATCTTCCTCGCCAGTACAAGCGGTTGTTCTGGTCGGGAGATGAAGACTACTACGTGGGAGAAGCTGACGCAGCCCAGCTTGAGTTCCGCGTAGCTGCTGCACTTGGTAACGACCGCATCGCAATCGACGAGATCATTTCGGGTACAGATGTTCACTCGGTTACGGCGCAAGTTCTTACCGAAGCAGGCGAGCCTACCACTCGCCAGCAGGCCAAGGCTTCTACCTTCGCCCCGCTGTATGGTGGCATGGGTAAGACCGAAGCACAGAAGGCATACGCCGAGTTCTTCAAGCAGAAGTACAAAGGTATCTCCAACACGCAACGAGGATGGATCCTCAGCGTCATCAACAACAAGGAGCTGACTACACCTTACGGCCTTAAGTTTTACTGGCCAGAGGTTAAGGTTAGTACTAGGACTGGTCACGTTAATGTGGGCACGGAAGTCCATAACTTTCCAGTCCAAGGACTTGCGACCGGAGAGATTATCCCGCTGGTGCTGGTACACTTCTGGCACTTGATCGAGGACACCGGTATCGTGATTGTCAACACGATCCACGACAGTATCATTTCGCTGGTACCTAAAGGTAGTGAGGAGCTGTATGAAGAGCTGAGTAAGTGGTGCTTCACTGATGCTGTGTTTCCTTACCTGAGTAAGGGATACAACTTCGACTTCGTAGCCCCGCTGGGTTGCGGAATCAAACTATCTCGGAACTGGGGCGAATCGCCTACCGAGATTATCTATAACGTACTGCCAGACGGTACGACTACAAGAAAGGAAAAGTAATCATATGATCGTTAAGGGTAAGATTCAGAAGATCTCGTCACGTGACACTCAGTACGGCACCATGTACTCGATCCAAGTTAACAACGAGTACTACTCGATCGGCAAGTATCCGCCGAAGGCTAGCGAAGGTGACTACGTTAAGTTCGACGTCACTGCTAATGGCAAGTACTGGAACCTGACCAAAGGTAGTAAGGTCGAGCGCGTTACTGGAGAGGATGTTCCAGCAGAGACACCTACTCGAACTGCACCCCCTAGCCGTGGCGGTTACGGCGGCGGCAACGATGACAAGCGACAGGACGTCATCTCTAAGCAGGCAGCGCGAAACTCTGCTCTCACGTTTATCCAGCTCGCCGTGGCTAACGGCGCTATTGAGTTCCCGAAGACTGCAAACGCGGACAAGAAGTTTGCTATCCTCTCGGCTTTCCTAGACGAGACTACCGAGAAGTTCTACAACTACTCGGTCGGTAAGGTAGAGAAGAGCACGGCTTCAGAAGAAGACGGCAATCCTGATACTGCCGGTCTTGAGGACGGAGAGAAGTGGGACTAAGCTACGAACTGGACGAGCTTAGGAACCAACTAGGGAGGGTTGCCACGCGCAACCCGTCCCTTTCTCCTAGAGTCGTGGCCATTGAGCTGCGACGTCTAGCCTACCTACTAGAACTAAAGGAAACTGATGACGACGAATTACCTACCAACAGACTTCCAGACATTCATTGCCCTAAGCCGGTACAGCCGTTGGCTTCCGGAACAGAACCGACGAGAGACGTGGCCGGAGACAGTGGACCGCTACATGACGAACATCGTAGCTCCGGTGCTGGACAAAGTGCCGCAGCTCAGTATCGACAAGTCCGAGATTCGCTCAGCGATCCTGAACCTAGAAGTCATGCCCTCGATGAGAGCACTGATGACAGCAGGCGAAGCGGCGAAGCGGGACGAGATGGCGCTGTACAACTGCTCGTTCGTGGCGATGGATCATCCCCGAGCATTCGACGAGATCCTGTACATCCTGACGTGTGGTACTGGGGTAGGGTTCTCCTGCGAAACCCGCTACGTAAATCAGCTACCTGACGTAGCAGAGTCTTTCCATGAAACAGACTCTACTATCGTGGTTGGCGATAGCAGGATTGGCTGGGCCTCTGCTTACCGCGAGCTTATTGCTATGCTCTATGCTGGCAAGCTGCCTCGTTTCGATGTATCCAAAGTCCGGCCCAAGGGAGCGAGGCTTAAGGTATTTGGAGGACGCGCGTCTGGTCCTGACCCGCTGGTGGATCTATTCAATTATACCATTCGTACTTTCCGTGGTGCTGCTGGCCGCAAGCTCACTGATCTAGAGGTACATGGCCTAGTCTGCAAGATTGGTGAGATTGTAGTGGTTGGCGGCGTACGCCGTTCGGCGCTGATCTCTCTGTCTGACCTAAGCTCTCCTCGTGTACGTGACGCCAAGGCTGGTATGTGGTGGGAGCGTAACCCGGAGTTTGCTCTGGCTAACAACTCCGCCGTGTACGAGGACGTACCGACCATCGGTCAGTTCCTAGAAGAGTGGACATCTCTTTACAACAGTAAGAGTGGCGAGCGCGGGATCTACTATCGTAAGGGTATCCGAGATAAGACGGAGCGTATCGGTAAGCGTGACGCCGATAAGATCGTAGGCACTAACCCGTTAAATGCTAGCGGCCTCGCAGTGTAAACTGCGCTGAATAACCAATCTAAAAACGGTGGAAGTCTAGACCAGACAATACCGTGCCAACCCGATATGGGAGGTGTAACGACTATGAGCAACAAGAAAGATATCATCAAGCGTCTCTATTACTTTAGTACGTTTGACGGCGGGCTGTACATCACTGGCAAGTGCGACAACGCTAGGTTCATTATGAACATGCGCGAAGCTAATCTTGATTATGTGACTATGTGTGCAGACAGTCTCGCTGCTATAAACTGCGGTACTCGTATCTATCAGCGTAAGGACTACAACACGGACGGATTTAATCGCGCTCCGCAAGTGCGCCTAGAAAGTCGCGTGCATCCGCTGCTGACCAAGATTCACGAGAGAGTTTATATTGATGGTAAGAAGGTGATCGATCCTCACATGCTGACTATGCTTGATGCTGAAGCTCTTGCTATTATCTTCATGGCCGATGGATCTCGTTTTGTTGATAAGCGTTGCAACGCTTCTCCGAAGTATACGCTGAACACTAAAGGATTTAGCTACGGAGATAACCTGCTGCTTAAGCAGGCTATCCGTGAGAAGCTGGGCCTTGAGTTCAACGTTAATCGCCAAAACAAATACTGGTACCTTTCTCTTCGTACTAAGGACAATGATAAGTTTGAGTCTATCATTCTTCCTTACGTTAAGAAGTCTTTTCTCTACAAGCTCGGACGATTGGCCCCTCTGTCTGAGGGTGATGATATAGTCTGTTCCTCGCAGGAATGCGAGGAGGTTGGCGCAAACGTCCAACCCCGTCTAAATGACGAGTAACAATAAAGGTGCGGAAATCGCCTTGCGTTCTGCGGGCTTGTGTAACCTTTAATCATAGAGGTTGTAAAACTGGGTGAATTGCTGGAAACTCCTAACGTGTAGTGACGAGGACAATCAGCAGCCAAGCCCCGCTAGGCGGGGAAGGTTCAACGACTAGAGCTTATGCTCGTACACTCCAAGCGGAGTGGAAGCGCCCAGCCCCTCGCAAGAGGGTGATGATATAGTCTGAGCCTTATGGAAACATAAGGGTATAGGTTTTAGGGAACTATTGGTGTCTATGTAATGTCACAAGATTACATAACCTTACCTCTAGAGGAGGACACCTATGGAACTCAAGAAGAATCTCATGGGCTATCTGGAATCAGATACGCACAGAGAATGTACTAACTGCGGAGTTATCTTCGAGAAGACTAGCAAGATGGTACTTTGTAAGAAGTGCAATTGCAGTCGAGTAAAAAGCATGACTCCTCAATGGAAGATGTGGCAGAGAGCTAAACAGCGTGCCAAATACAAGGGCATTGAGTTTGATCTGACCGCAGACGACATTATGATTCCTGATGTATGTCCAGCTACAGGCATTACTATCAATGCTAACTCAGGCAAATCGGGAGCTTATAAGAATAGCCCCAGCTTAGATAGAATTGATAATGACCGTGGTTATACTAAGGATAACATCCAAGTTCTAAGTCAATGTGCTAACGCTATGAAAGGTGCAGCCAGCGTTGACGAACTTGTTAAGTTCTCGCAGTGGGTACTTAAAACCTATCGTCCCGATCTAGCGAATTGGGATTAACATAACTGAGTGAGGTAGTGGTACGTGCTGATGATACTGAAAGCTCTCTTCTGCGCAAGGCTAGCATCGCTGCGATCCTTGGTACGATCCAGTCTACATTCACCAACTTTCGATACGTACGTCCGATCTGGAAAAAGAACGCTGAGGAAGAGCGACTACTTGGAGTAAGCCTTACTGGCATCTACGACAACAGTCTGACTAACGGTGACATGGGTAAGGCTAAGCTGGCTGAGTTTCTTGAGCAGCTTAAGGCGCACGTCAACGTCGTTAACGCAGAGCTAGCTGACGCCCTAGGCATCAATCGCTCCGCTGCTACGTCAACAATTAAGCCAAGTGGAACAGTTAGTCAGCTAACCAACGCCGCTTCTGGTATCCACCCTCGTCACTCTAAGTTCTATCTACGCTCTGTGCGTGGTGACAACAAGGATCCGATGACGGACTTTATGAAGGCTATGGGTATTCCTAACGAGCCTTGCGTGATGAAGCCTGACAGTACTACAGTGTTCTACTTCCCGATCAAGGCTCCCGACGTCTGCAAGACGCGTGATGATGTGAAGGCGCTGGATCACCTAGAGCTGTGGATGATCTACAACAAGCACTGGGCAGAGCATCAGGTCAGTGTCACGATCAACGTAGAGGAACACGAGTGGGTTGACGTAGGAGCTTGGGTGTTTAAGAACTTCAACGACCTGAGCGGTATCTCGTTCCTTCCCTACGATGGCGGTACTTACAAGCAAGCTCCCTACCAAGAGATCGACGAGCTTACTTATGTAAAGGCTGCCGAAGCTTTCCCGAAGAACATTGACTGGTCTAAGCTCTCGGACTTCGAGCGCGAAGATACCACTACTGGTGTACAGAACCTCGCTTGTACGGCGGGGGTATGCGATATCCTATAAGGAGACTTAGTATGAGTAAGCATCGTTACTTCATCTTTTCAAAGAACACCTTTGCCAGGACGGGCGTAGCTAAGCCTATGCGTCGTGCCGCTACTCGCGGCGAGGCGCGTGCCCACAAGGACGGCAATCCTAACTACGGTATCTGGGATACCCATCGAGAGATGGCTATTCGCTAAGCTGTAAGCGCGTGGCCCCGGCGTTACACGGGGCACCATAACTAGAGACTTACAATGATTAACGACAGAGACCGAAAGGGAATAGCTAACGCCTTGTATCAGAGTACTCAGAGTACTTTCGGCAGGGTTAAGATTGGCGCAGTAGTTAGTGATAATCGCGGCAACAACCTCGGGTCTGGACACAACCAGCGAAGAACCCACCCGCGTCAGTACGCCGCCAATAAACGTGCTGGTAAGCAGATCGAGAACCCTTGCCTTCACGCAGAACTTTCAGCTATCCTAGACGCCGAGGACTTTTGCAATGAAGAACGCTGGCTTGGTACAGAGCTACACACCATCTACGTTGCCCGGCTTGATCGGAATGGCAAGTGGGCCAACTGCAAGCCATGTGCTGCGTGTGCTAGCGAGATTGAGCTTGCCGGTATTGTACGTGTTGTCTACACGACTGAACAAGGAATCGAGGAGTACAAAGTAAATGCCAATTGGAAACGTTAATAGTACTGAGCGAGGGAGTGGTGCCCGCTTTAACGACGGTAAGCCGGACCTTAGCTTGATTCCGCCCAGGCTGCTTTATGTAAAAGGCAGGACTCACCTAGATCTAGCTGACGCTCTTCATGATCTAATGTTTGCAGGCGATGATTCCGCTCTGACACACTGGCACAACATGATGATGCGGGAGCACGTAGCAGACTGCGCCCACGTGTTCGAGTATGGCAAGCGTAAGTACGCCGCGTGGAACTGGGCTAAGGGCATGGCGTGGTCTATCCCTGTAGCTTGCGCTCTGCGACACGCACACGCTCTGTGGGTAGAAGAGCAGGAAAACGACGCCGAATCAGGTCTGTCTCACATCGGTCACATTCTCTGCAACACTACCATGATCCTCCACTTTACTCGCAATTATCCAGATCTTAACGATCTACCGCATAAGGTGCTGAATGCGAACGCTAACAACTGACGAGCTGAATAAGCTGCGTTATGCTACCGAGGATATGCTGCTGTATCTAAGCGACAATTCGTGCAGTGACCCAGAGTGTTGTGGCGGGCCGTACTACACTCTAGAGGAATACGAAGAAGGTCTCAAGGTACTTAACTCACTAGGACTACACTATGAAAGAGTTTAACGAATACCAAGACTGGACTGAGACTACTGCTATCTACACTGACCCGGCTTATCCACAGCTAGCTCTGGCTGAAGAGGTTGGAGAGTTCCTAGGCAAGCTAGCTAAGTTTAAGCGCGACGTAGCTGGTCGCGGTATGCCACCCGAAGAATACGTAGTACACGTCGAGAAGCTACGTGCTGATCTAGTCAAGGAAGGCGGTGACATTCTGTGGCAGCTAGCACGGTGCCTCAAGGATCAGGGTATCATGATGCAGGAAGCTGTTGACGGCAACGTAGCCAAGCTTACCTCTCGCATGACTCGTAACGTAATCGGAGGTAGCGGTGACAACCGTTAAGGAGTTCAAGGAGACGTACGGCTTTACTGATGTAAGATTCTCTAACTACCTACGTACCCTCTTCTACTTCGAGGGTAACTGCGACGGACAGCGCTTGGTAGTTAAGGTGCGTCCTCTTGATAACCAAGAGATCGATACGTTCCCGATCCGTCTGTCAGAGCTGCCGGGTGTAGTGTATGGCGTACTGCAAGATAGCAACTACGAGACTCTAGTGGAAACAGGATATGAGTATCAAGCCTCCCAAGCTTCGTAATCCAGTAGCCAAGGCTATGCACGAATACACCAAGCCCTCCCGTTTTCGGGACAAGAAGAAAGACGAGAAGCTGGGGCGGCGAGATCATCCACTGCACCAGCCATACGAACGAGATACTAACTGGAGGAATAGACTAGATGACGAACTCGAATGAGCCTTCGCTTATTGTGTTCCCCTCACGTACTAGCGAACTAAAAGAAGTACGACGTAGTGGTGACTGGTGTACGATCACATTCCACACGCCCTTCGCTGTAGAAGCTCCGGACAAAAGCCTATTCGGCAGGATCAAGACAGCCCTAGATATTCTGAGACGCGGCTACACTGATCTGGATTCACAGAGGATCGTGCTAGTCCTACACCATCGCGTAGCTGCCGAGCTTAACGATCTGCTGATCGAAGGCATCTACTATACACCTCAAGGAGAATACAAAGGTGAGCGATTCACTTACCAAGATTCGGAAGCTGACCCCGCTCCTTGATTGCGATCTGATTGTCTACCGCGTAGGCTTCGCAGCCGAGAAAGACGAGCCGATCGAGAACGTACTGCACTCTGTCAAGATGGTAGTAGCCAACGCGCTCGCTCCATTCGACAGTAAGGCGGAGCTGTACATCAGCGGCAGTGGTAACTTCCGGAACGAGATTGCGAAGACCAAGCCCTACAAGGGTAACAGACTTGACACGCCCAAGCCTCAGTACTATAATGAGATTAGGGAGTACTTGATCAAGTACCACAAGGCAATCCCTACCGATGGCATTGAGCCTGACGATATGCAGGGCATTCGACAGTACGAGCTGAAGGGCAAGAGCTGTATCATCTCTATCGACAAGGATATGAAGATGATCAAGGGCTGGCACTACAACTTCGTCAAGGGCGAAGCCAAGTTCATCGACGGCCTTGCTGCAGAGCGATGGTTCTTTACTCAGCTACTGACTGGTGATCCTACGGACAACATTCAGGGTGTACCTAAGATTGGTCCTAAGACTGCAGAGAAGCTGCTAGACGAGAGCGATAACCCTGACGGATGGTTCGAGGTGTGTAAGCGCGAATACCGTCGCTACTATGGAGAAGACGAATGGCAAAGCAAACTAAGCGAAATGGCACAGCTACTGTGGATTCTAAGGAAGCGCGACAGCACGTGCCCTTGGGTCCAGACCAAATCCTCTCAGGCTGCCCGAAGTGCGAAGCCTACGGAGTGCCTATCGTTCGAACAGACTACGGAGTAAGAGTAACTGACGCAGCGTTTGATGATCTAGTTCACAGCCTGAACTCAGATACGCAAAAGATCTTCATGGATTGCTTCGGCGTTAACACGCGAGACTCGGCAGGGTGGTATCCGGTGGATGTTGAACGTGCGCTGTACAACATGGAACGCGTGATGGCTGGTAAGCCGGAGGACAACAGTGGCTGGGATTAACTTCAAGACGCTAGCCGATATGCGTATCGAGCTAGTAGCTTACACGATGCAAAAGAATATAGACGAGTTCGGTACTGTGTGGTACGAGGACGCCGATACTTTTCCGGTATCCGCAGCCCGAGTATCTCACGGACGAGAGGACAAGACTGGAGACGATCCCGAGAAGGATCTAAAGCTGATGCGATTCCTAGCGGAGCACAAGCACTTCTCTCCTTTTGAACATCAAAGTGCTTCGTTCCTTATCGAAGCTCCGTTGTACGTAGCACGAGAGTGGATGCGGCATAGAACTGGCCAGTTTAATGAGATTTCTATGAGGTACACCAGCGATCCTTCGGACACGTACTACATCCCCGATACGTTCCGTGCCCAAGCGGCTAAGAACAAGCAGTCGAGCGAAGGGGCAGTCGAGAGGCAGCGAGAAGCGTCTGAAGAATACAAGATGGGGATTCAGGACGCCCTGCAGAGCTACAACAGCATGCTTGAGCTTGGAGTTGCGCGGGAACTGGCGCGGGGAGTGCTGCCTACAGCGATGGTGACACGCTTCTACTGTACCTTTAACTTGCGTAACTGGGCCCACTGGTATAAGCTACGCATCGACGAAGGCGCACAGCTAGAGATCCGTCACTACGCCGCAGAGATTGACAAGCAGCTAGAGGCGCTCTGGCCTACAGCGTGGAAGGTTCTAAAGGATGCCTAAGAAACCGGCACCGCCTAAAGCTAAGACACTAAGCGATACTAGATCAGGCTACGAACGCAAGCTCTGGAAATTCTTACAGAGTAATGACGTAGACTTCAGCTACGAGTCAGTCAGCATCCCGTACAAGGTTCCTGTTAAGAACCGTAGGTACACGCCAGACTTCATCCTGTTCAACGGGATCTACGTCGAAGCAAAGGGCAAGCTGGATGCCAAGGCTCGTGAGAAGATGCAGCTAGTAGTAGAACAGCATCCAGATCTAGACATCCGCATCCTGCTGATGCGCGATAACAAGATCTCCAAGCAGAGTAAGACTCGCTACTCTGACTGGTGCCGTAAGGTAGGTATCAAGTATCACGTATCGGAGCACGGCGAGATCCCGCCCGAGTGGATGGAGGAACGTAAGGATGGCTGAGCTATCGCAGTTTAAGCTGACCCTGACTGAAGCGCCGGACAACGGCATCAAGGTAGAGGCAGCATTCGAGACCCCGGACGGTGTGATCTACGAGCAGGGTAACGTACCGGCAGCGCTGGTCATGGGACAGCTAGTCCTTAACTTCATCGCCAAGTACGGCGAGACTAAGCAGGAGACAGTAAACTAATGAACGAGTACGTAGCATTTGTTATCCTATGGCTGTACCTAATGGGTGCGTTTCTGTTCTACCGTACCGCCTATCAGATCGTAGACATGTCAGACGAAGATGGGGCGTTTGCCGTAAACGTACAGATCCCACCTAAGTGGTACCACACAGCCTTCTGGTTCTTCTTCGTTCCGTACTGGCAGTTCACTGGACAGACTATCGATGAGTAAAGCCAAGCGTCACCTAATTATCCCTGACACGCAGGTTAGTCCGGGTACTCCCATGGTACACTTCGAGTGGGTAGGCAAGGCGATCGCCCGCTACAAGCCTGACGTAGTTATCCACATGGGAGATCACTGGGACTTTCATTCCCTCAGTAGCTGGTCTCCCGCTGGCTCGATCGATAAGGAAGGAGCCCGGTACATCAAGGACGTAGAGGCAGGCAACGAAGCGCTGCGAATCCTAGAGCACTCCATGGGTGACTTCAAACCTAAGCGCAAGATCATTCTCCGAGGTAATCATGAACATCGAATGGATCGCACTATTGCTAACGATCCTCGTCTTGACGGGCTCATGGGTCCTCACAACTTGGTTGACCGGTCGCTTGGGTGGGAGGTCGTCGAGTATTTCAATGGAGGCCCTCGCGCGGTCGTTGTGGACGGAATTACGTACGCGCACTATTTCTCCAACCCAAATACAGGTCGTCCGATCGGAGGCACCGCACACCACAAGCTCTCTGCAATTGGAGTTCCTTATGTCCAAGGGCACGTTCAGGGCTACGATATCGGATCTAAGCAGCTTGCCACCGGGAAAGTCATTAGAGGAATTGTCGCGGGCTCTTGCTATCTCCATGACGAGCCGTACAAAGGTATGGCGAATTCCCATTGGCGAGGAGTTGTCGTACTCAACGCCGTACGGGACGGTGACTTTAGCGAGATGCCTCTAGACATGAACTACCTGTGTGAGGAGTACGAAGGTACGTCTCTTGCACGATTCCTCCAGCGTAACTACAAGCGTGCCAAAGAACGCTTTAGCCTAGCCAACAACTAACAAGGTACCTAGATGCTAGTCCAAGATCGACGAATCATGACCGACCGACTGTACGCTAACGCAGTGTCCAAGTTTCTAGCCGGCAACAAAGTAGAAGCAGTAGACATCATCAGGCGTGCGTTTCCTGCGGGGACTGATGTGACTCCTCACATTCGCTCGGCCCTTGGCGGGCACTATGTACCAAGCAAGAGGAGAACGTAACTATGGATTGGGGTGATGACCTACCAGCACGTAGCGTCTACAGAGCAAAGCTGCTACTTGAGCGTGCTCTAGACAAGGCGGTACTGCTAGACACTGAGCGTAGCAGCCAGATCACAGACACGCTGATTATGCTGCTGACCGAGATCGAACAGCTACTAAACGGGGACGAACCGTTCGACGGCGAAGAGCCTCCCGAGCAACTAGAGTTAGACTTCGGAGATCCCGGAGATCACAACTAAGTAGTAAAAAGAACCCCCGGTTAATCGCCGGGGGTTTTTCTTTTAGTCCTTCTTCCTCGTAGCCTCGAAGCACTCGGTAAGGAACTGGTGCTTGAGCTGACACACTCGGTACTCAGTCACCCACTCATTCGATCTCGTCTTCAGCTCCCCCGCGCTCGGATTCCTTAGAGGGTTTAGTGGAGAGCAGGGCTCCAATACCACCGCTGGGCACACCACGTTGGGTTTCGGAGACGGCATCATTGAACAGCCGGAACTCATCGTCGCTAAGATCGCAAGCAGGATTAGTGTTAACAGTTTGGTTCGCATCGATAGCCTCTTGTAGTTTACGGTTCTGGTCACGGCTAGCAGCTAGCTCGTTCGACAGAGTAGTTACCTGTCGCTCGATGCGCTCAGCGTTATCCGTGATGTCTTCCTCTAACTGTTCGATAGTTTCGCTGGCGTACTTCTCTTCTACGTCAGCTCTTCCCTTCATGTATACCGCCGTGTGCGTTCCGATTAGCAGGGCTAGGACTAGGCCGTAGCCAATCAGCTTAAAGGTCTTCGTCACGGACGGGGGGATTACTAGGTCTTGGATCATAAGGAGTATCCTCGTAGTCGTAGTACCCAGCATCGCCAGATACCTTGCGCTTGACACGGCTAGCAGCCGCGTCGATTAGGCTGTCTGACATGTAGCCAGCCATGAAAGCAGAAACAGCGGAGAGTTCTCCCATCTCAAATAGCATGGCATATGCTACCAAGCCGCCGATCAGGGAGAACATAACTCCATAAGAGTGACGCTTAACGTACTTCCTAATTGTGATCCTAGGGTTACGTTCTTCTAGTTCCTTCACCTTCTTCAGGATGTGGAGAAACTGTCCTGCCCATAGCATTAGGAACGGGTGGGTAACTAGAATGTTGATATCCATTTATAGTCCGATCTTATCTCGTAGTACTTCCCACATTACGACTAGGACAGTCAGAGCACCTGCAGCCTTCCATCTGAATCTCTCTAGACTCTCGACCCTATCGTACAGCTTAGTGCAGTCGTCCTCTAGATCCTTGATCCTACTGTGATCGGTCTTCTTACGCTCGTCTAGTAGACGATTGTTAGCGTCGATTCTCTCAGCCAGCGACGCTAGCAGTACTGACTGAGCACTAACCTTTTCTAGCAAGTCGGCGTAAGAGTCTCGGGCGTGAGCTAGCTCTTGGCGTAGATTGCTAAACTGTTCAGTTAGTAGGTATAAGGTCTTCTCCTCTGATAGTCCAATAGACATTGCTTGACGCTCCCTTTTTACACGTAGTTGATGTACTTAAACGTGGCTTCGTATCTTACTCCTGCCCGCTCGATGTCTTCGATAAACGCTAGGCGGGTGTGATCCCCGCGATCTCGGTAGTAGAACAGGACTTCCGCTAGGAAGCGAACTACTCTCCAGACAGTACGCACTGGGCGTCCTTCTTTGTAGGCTATCTCCGTCTCGAAGTAGCTACGGCCCGACAGCGACTCGTCAGGGTTGCCATTAAAGAACCAAGCATTCAGCAGTTGACTGAGCGCATCGCCCTTCTTCTGGCTCTTAGGTCTAGTATCCCACGTCATAGTTATGGAGCCACGTAGAAGCCAGCAGTTGCGCGCCAGATCACGCCGGTAGTTGCAGGACACACGATAGTAGTAGCCGTGTTCTGAGCCGAGGCTGCGATCGGGAAAGCAAAGTCCTCACGCCAGCGATCAATGGTACCTTGTAGCGCCGCTTCAGCAGGGAACGAGAATGCTAGGGAGCCGGGAAGATTGGTAGTCGTGATAGTCACAGGAGTGGCAGCAGCGGTAAGAGCTGCGGTAGCGAACCTATTGACAGACAGATACGTTAGGTAGTGGCGCAAGCCTGCTCCCGGAGAAGCTAGGGTCAGAGTGACTGCAGCGCCGGCAGCGCCTACTGAAGTACCTACGCTTGCGGTTAGGCGAGAGTCGAGAACAGTAGGTAGGATGCCATTGACAGCTAGCAGCGTAGTGATAGCAGCGCCTGAAGTGTATGCAGTCATACGTACGCGAACACGATCAAAGCCTACGCACTCTCCCATGAATGTACCAGCAGTGGTTACGTTTAGCTGAAGCAGCACGGACGCCGCGTTCATAGGCTTTACCGGGATTGCCTGCCAGTTAGTACCATCAATAGTACCCTCAAGTACTACTGTACCTACGAAAGTACCGCGAGTATCGAGAGTGAAAGTAGAGCATCCATCTACGTCCAGTAGTAGTTCTGCGTTGACTGATGCAAGAGATCCAGTAACTAGGAAGTTCTCTCTAGGATGCTGGGTTCCCAGCTTTCTGTTAGTTGATAGCTTTGCCATTAGAATGCGCTCCAGTTAACCAGCACAGGGCCGGAGGTTAGGGTTGAAAACGTTACGCCTACTTCAATTGAATCTGTTGATGGTACTGCCCACAGTGACACAAGATCTAGTAGCTCTGGTTCGTTCTCTTCGGTAGAACCTACTCCCGCTAGTCTTACGTCTACGTGCATAGAGCTAGTGACGCCGGTAGCTGAGAACGTCTGGGTGTGCGCTAGGGTTCCTTTGCCATTACCTAGCGTCAGAGTAACTTGTCCCTTGAGAATAGTGGTACCACCGCCTTCGCCCGGGGGACCTTGGATTCCCTGCGGACCTTGCGGACCCTCTGGCCCGGTTAAGCCTTGTGGTCCCTGAGGACCTGTAGGACCCGCTACACCTTGAGGACCTTGCGCTCCCGTAGCTCCCGCTGGACCCGTAGCTCCAGTAGGTCCCGCTGGACCAGCGACGCCCTGAGGTCCTTGCGGACCGGTAGCTCCTGTCGGACCGGCAGGCCCGGTAGGCCCGGGGTCTCCTGCAAATCCATACGGCAGACTGTTCCACGCAGTAACACCGTCGCCTACCTTCCACTTACGAGGAGATCCCATCTCAATGGCAATCTCTCCGTCCATCAGCACTGGATTAGCAGAAGTCCAGTTAGCCACAGTATCTCGCCTGAGGCGGAACTTGGTTGCCATGTTAAGCTCCTCCTCCGTCGATCACAGGACTTGTATCAGAAAACGTCGTGAACGCATCGCCACCATCAATATCCAGACTAGTGCCTCCGCTCCCGCCCTGAGCTGCTAGCTCTGCTAGGCGGGCAAGGATCTTGTTTAGCTGCGTTCGCTCAACGTCAGGGTTGCCAGAGCGAACTACCTTGTACAGGTCTTCAGTGCTCATACTAGTAGTTACCTCGGGCTAGCGCGCTCTGCTGAACGGTCTCCGGTGTTGGTCTGTGTAGTTCTTCCTACAGTAACCATGCCTTCGCGGATCATAGGATCTACGTCAGGGCGGAAGATATCTACGCCAGCTTGGATAGCTGTACCTACACCCGGAACAAAGGTGTTGATAAGTTCTCTCATAGGATTCTCTGACCAGTTCGCCTTTTCCTTCTCCCACTCTCTCTTGAGGAAGTCGCCCACGCGCTGTAGGATACTACGACGACGTTCCGGAGGAGTGCTCGGATTGTCCAACTCCTCTACCTCTGCGCGCTGAGCTGCGTCCATCAGAGGATACGTACGCGCTAGAGTATCAGCCGCCTGTCTGGAACGTGACGGATCGTTCGGGAAGATAGCAGAGGCTACAGTACTAAAGTTAGCTAGACCTAGACCAGCACCTAGGCCAAACTGCCCGGTGTTGAACTGAGGATCTACGCCGATGATGCCCGGTGTGGCTGAGTCATTAGGCGGACGGATGACCGGAGTGATAGGATCAGCCGGCTGGTTAGGCTGAGCAATAGGACCTGTAGCTCCGCCGCCTGTACCAGGACCGGGTGTAGTTCCGGGATCCTGCGGCTGCGTGCCCCCTGACCTGATCTGCCCTAAGCGCTGTCTCCAGTAGTCTAGTGAGGAGTTACCACTAGACCCGAACTGCGTACCTAGTACGGACGGATCGATAGCGAAACGCGGTAGCCACTGACCCATAGTGGTACGATTGTCAGGAGCACTTACCGACTCTGGCGTGACTACGGGAGTAGCCGTTGACGGGCTTCCCGGAATACTCGGACCGCTGATTACAGGCGCTACAGGGCCACTATCCCCTACGGAAATGGGACGTGGCTTAGGCATAGGAACAGCGTCGCTAGGCATAGGGCCACGGTAGTTATCGTCAGAACCGCGTACAGGCTTAACCTCCTGCTGAGGCTGTAGCATGCCGTAGTTAGGTAGCATGGTCTCAGGCACGACCGGACCAGCACTTCTAGGATTCTTGTCCATGGGAGCGAACGTAGGCTGAACGCTAGCAGTAGGCTCATACACCGGATCTAGCGCCTCCTCACCCGGAAGGTAGCCTACAGGAGTAATGTACCCAGAATACTCAGTAGCGCGAGGCTTGTTGTAGATGGTATTCGGATTGCCGTTGTTAGGAGTAACCGGCGTGTTCTGGTTGTTGAACTGTGGTAGCATGATTAACGGTTCTCCCTGTCGATCTTGTTAAGCTCGCGGCGAAGCTCTCGGTATTTGTTAGCAATCTGGACACGGCGCTGGTGGGTATCTGCCTTCGCCATCTCGTCCTGTTCTAGCTGCTTAATGGTAGATTCAGACAACACGGACGAGCTAAAGTTTACAGCTCTCGGGCTGAGGACATAGGTCTGCTGCCCGCGTGATAGGCTAGTTTCCTTTAGAGCAGCAGCGATCTCCTCCGGAGTCTTGCCAGAAATCCTAGCGATCTCGGCCAGAGCTACGTACTCCTTGAGTCCCTCGACTTCCTGAGAGCGTACGTCTAGGTACTGGCTACGAATGTTATCCATATCCAGCGTAGCTGACGCAGCTACCACGTCGTTAAGGTCGCGCTTAGCAGTACGTAGATCCTGCTGCTGTAGGAGATTGATACTCTTAAGTGGGTCGAATCTCTGCATCTTAATGAGATTGTTAGTAGCCATCTCTACAGCCCAGTGCTCTACGACAGCCTCCTCCGGCACTACATCCACTTCCTCTAGTAGGCCGGTAAACTTAGACGCTTCGACGATCGGCTGCTTGAGCATACCGCTCGCAGTCAAGAACGAGCCAGCAGCAAAGTTGATGAAGTTGTCGTTCAGTCCGGCAGCCTTATAGCCCGCGTCCGCTTCTGGATCGTTGCGGATAGCAGTAGGCACACGGCTCTGACCGGTAATCATCTTGGCCGAATCCTTGAGTAGCGGATTGAGCGAGACTAGAGCAGCAGTAGCCGCGGCAATGCGCTCAGTATCACCAGACCCGATCGCACCCATAAGCTCCGTCATCGGACCGTAGGGATCCGTTACTCGGCCTACGTCTACCATCAGGTATGAACCATCAGGAGCCTTACCTACTACACGTACGTCCTTGTTCATGACGAAACTGTTGGACATACGGTAGGCGTCTTCTACCTTCTTACGCTCCTCCTCGTCTCCTTCATCTAGACCGTAGCCGATCATTGAGGCAAAGCCCATGAACGCGGCTAGAGCTAGCTTGTTGGCTAGGTACTGATTGCTCATGGCAGCAGCGATACCGATGCTACGTCCAGCAGCGTGCCCCCGGAGAACGTTAGCCGCAGCAGTGTGACCCTCGTTAGCCAGAGTATCAGCTAGGCGGATATCGTCAGCAGCTCTGTAGCCCGACATTAGCAGCGAGCGGAACGTCTCGTACTGGTAGGTAGCGAATACAAAGATACCGGTACGATCTAGGTCACGGACTAGAGAAGCAGCCAGCTCGTACGAGAACGTAGTCTGACGAGTACGCGCAGCGGCACGTTCTGATAGCTGGTCTTCCGTTAGGCGTAGCTCCTGCGGCAGGTTATCGTTTACTTCAGTAAGAACATCTAGCTGCTTGTAGTACACTACTAGCTTAGCGCCTAGGTCCATACCCGAGTAGATAGTCCACAGGGCACTATAGCTATCACCGGCAGTCTTGCTCACGCGCTCCCACGTTGAGCTATCCGGCATAGCGCCAGCCGAGCGTAGGTTTTCTACCGCCTGCTCTAGCGGACGACGACGCATAGCCTCCGCAATCGGAGTATCGGCCAGCATGTTGCGGTACATGTCGTACGTCTGCTGGTTAAACTTACCAGTCTTGAGTGCCTCTAGGTTAGCAGCCGTAGTACCGATTACAGCGGGGATAATCTTACTCATGTAAGAAGGACCTACGCCGTTAGCCATAGCCATGCTGAAAGAACCGACGCCGTTGTAGAGCATCAGTAGCGGATTGAGTACGAGGTTGGTAAACTTGAAGACGCTGGCGTACTTGCCGAGAGTGTTCGACATCAACTCGACTAGAGGATGTCTAGTCTCAGAGTCGTTGGCAAACATCTGCGCAGCTTCGGGCGAAGTCCACATTCCATTCAGTGCGCCCATTGACGGACCGCGTAGCTCGGTAGCGTTCGTAACCCCAGCGGCAGTAGCGTCGCTCTTGGAATTGAAGAAGTACTTGCCAGTGTAGTCCTGCTTTAGCTGACGCGCAAAGCGTAGCTGCTCAAGCAGTAGGCCCTGAGCTAGCTGGGTGTTATAGATTACCGTGAGAGGATCTTCGATCTTGCCCATCAGCGCAGCGATAGGAGCAGGCACATCGACACGCTCCTTGAGCACGCCGAGTCCTACACGGTTCTGTGAGAAGTACTTGGTAAGCCTGTCTACACCACGGGTCTCACGTAGTAGATCCTGAATAGCCGTAGTGACGGTAGCTTCTGCAGCCTCAGAGTTGCGCGGATCAGACCCTGCGAAGAAGGAGCGAAGAGCTGATACTAGCTCATCCTTCTTGAGAGTGCTAACTCCAGCCTCTCCGATCCAAGCAGCGTGAATGCGCTCAAGGCGAGCACGCGGCATCTTCTCAAGCTTGTCCAGCTCGAAGTTAGTCAGGTCGTTGCGTAGGAATTCCGTAGCATCCTGTAGGATCTGCTTACCCTTGTCGGTACCACGGACCAGCTCTTGCCACTGCTTACGCTCCTTGGGGTTGTGTACCTGATAGGCCGTAGTCCAGTAGTTATCTAGGTTAGCCATGATAGCGTTGATCTGTCGTACTACCGCAGGGCTAGGCTTGAACTCACCGTTCTCTACGCGTGAAGACTCGTACAGCTCCTTTACGATCTGTAGGCTGTTCTTCTTGAACTCTTCGCGCATGTTGACTAGAGCGCCAAACAGCTCTGGGTTCTCCTGCTTGATCTTAGCCTCAGCCTTTGCGTAGTCCTCCGGAGAGATGCCCGGCTTGATGAGAGTCTTAGCTAGCTCTTCGTTGTTAGCGATGATCTGTTCGTCGGCAGTCTGACCTAAGATGATATACTCTAGCGCTACCTCGCGTCCCTTAGCCGTCTCGATAGCCTGACGCAGAGACTCTACTCCCGCATTCTTAGGCAGGAAGAAGTCAGCAACCTTAGCCTTAAGCGAGCTAGGATCGCGCTTGCCCTGCATAACTTCCTGAGCACGCTCAAGAGCGTTGGTAGATACAGACAGCCTATCCATCAGGGTAGTCTTATCTAGTCCGCCAGTCGCGGCAGCCGCTACTTCTCTAGCCTGCGTAGCTACTTCGTCTACGGTAGAATCAGAAAAATCAGCCAGCACTTCGCTACGATTGTCCGTAGTAGTGGTATCAATAGCCGTAGCCGTAGCTTCAAGTAGCGACTCAAGCGCGTCCATGTTCTTCTTAGAGTCAGCCATGCCTAGAGCATTGCGGACTAGGTTGACTAGCTTACGGTAGACGTTGCCGAGCGTACCACGGGCCGGCAGGCTACGTAGTACATCCTGAATGTTCTTGTCCGTTAGACCGTAGGTTACGATCTCATCCACGTCTACCTTACCAGCCTGATCCACCAAGCCGCCGTTACGCGGAGAGATGATTCTGCTGAGCGGGGAGTCTGGATTACGCTTTAGCTCCTGCTTACCCTTGGTATCGTACCACTGCTGGAAGCTGTTACGTACCTCGCTGATCTGAGCAACAGCGGCAGCTAGCTGCTTGTCCGTCTTGACCGCAGCCTTGTCACGAAGTCTTACCCAAGTAAGAGCGTGTAGGATTTCGTGAGCTACGATGCGTGGAGTAATGCCGCCCATACCAAAGCGCAGCTTACCGTTGTTCGGGTTGTAATAACCTAGCGTCTCTAGTCCGCTCTGAGTCTTAACGTACTTCTTAGCCGTGTCGATCTGAATGTCAGGTACTAGACCCTGATACTTCTTCATGATCGGCAGTAGAGTACGAACGATCGCGTTCTCGCGACCAGTACGCGACGCTACCTCTAGGTAATCGAATAGAGCCTGTACTCGTTGCTTAGGACCGCGAGCATTGTTGTAGTCGTCTATTAGGTTAGCAGCATCTTCTCCGTACGTCTCGGCAATCTCTCCTGTAGTTACAGCAGCCTTAACGTCAGAGTTAGCCGGGTTAAACTCCCCAGTGTTCTCGTCGATGTTCTTGACTTGGTTAGAGTCTAGAGCCATGACAGACACATCCACCTCAGGGAAGATGTCAGCGAACTCAGCGTCAGGCATAACTAGATCAGCACCGCGAGGCTTACCGCGCGCTGTTAGGCGTGACTGCTTCTCAGTGTCATCTAGTCCGGGGATCTCGAAACGATTGACGTACATAACGCCATCGTGCCCAGTCTCGCGGATCAGCTCGCGTACTACTTCATTCTCCTTAGCCTCTAGCTCCATCATCCTGTTCTCGGAAAACGGTGTGCTGAAGTCTAGGGATTCGTACTCTTCGCGGATAGCAGCAACCTCCGCCTCAGCCTGAGCTAGACGTTCCGGAGTTACTAGGTTCATGTCGCGTAGCTGGGGACCTACATCCTCGATACCCCAGTTACCGTAGTCCTGTAGACGCAGCGGCTTCTTGATGTTGACAGCCATGCGTAGAGTCTTTTTGTCTTGGTTGCTACCACGAGCAGCCTTGGTACCTACCTCAAAGTTAGTGCTAAGGTGTGGGCCAATCTGTCCACGAGCAGCTACCCAGTTACGAATGTCAGCAGTCTTGCTGGTAACGTGATACATAACCGGCTCTACTACGGTACCCTTGAGGAAGTTACGTAGGTTAGGATTACGCTTAGCCGTTTCGCGTACGTCAGGCTCCTTGATCCTAGCCACGTCAAACTCTTCGGTATCACCTTCCACAGTGATAGCAGCTTTCTCCGGCACTACCTTAGCTACTTTCTCAGTAACAGCAGGAGTGTCAGTAGGCTTAGCTAGGCGAGCTAGTACATCGTCGTACGATACAGCAGGAGCGTTACCGTCCTCGTCTGCTACCTTAGGTACCTTGGGTGCTGCAGGCTTAACTGGCTTAGAGACTACGGGAGCCGGGGTAGCTACTGGCTGGACAGCCGCAGTCCTGCGAGCAATCTCGCCAGCACGCCAGTCTCTCTGGGCTACTAGCACGTCATCATCGGTAGCGTTAGGGTTCTGCTCTAGATAGCGCACGGCAAAGTCGCGCATCTCTTTGCGCGATACTTCGGCCTGTCTAGTTACGGCACTCTGCTTACCGGCCTGCTGTCTGGCCTGCTTAGCGGCTACAGCCTTGCGAGCTTCGTCGATATCCCGTACTTGATTGTCTACCATCGGCAGAGATAGCTGTTCTGGTTCAGGAGTTACAGGCGGAGCCTGCGGAGCAGCAGGAGCCGGAAGGTCTACCGCATTAGCAATACTACGATCACGGTTAGCAGCCGCAAAAGCGTTAGCCATGATGTTACCCGGCTCGTTAGCAGCCGTAGTAGTAATCTCACGATCGATAGCGTCACGCTGAGCACGACGCTCACGTACGCCAGCTTCTTGCTGAGCAGTCTGAACACTACGCTCTGACGCTAGGCGTGACTCAGCCTCCATCACACCACCGACGCCATCGGCTAGCTCTGGATCTCCTCCGAAGAGGTCTAGCTGCTCTGCCTTGCCAGTCTGGAACGCGGAAGCGATGCGGGCGTTGTTCTCATTCTTAGCCGCGAAGCGGACTAGCTCCTGCTGCTTAAGTGCTTCCGTAGCGCGAGTAAGCTCAGCCTCCTGACGAAGACGATCAGTACGCGCAGTCTGGAAAGCGTCAGCAGCTTCATTACGTAGGTCATCTTTCTTTGCCTGTAGTGCCTGCTCTGAGCGAATCTGAGCAGCCTGCTCGGCAGCAGTTACCGGAGTAATCAGAGCGCCTGAGGCTAGACCGCCAGCTAGAAAGCCACGTACTGCCTCTTCTCGTAGCTCTGGACTATCCCAGTTCTTGACCATGCCAGCAATTACGCCAGCCTCTCTCTCGTCTCCTTCGATAGCTGCAGAGCCGGCACGCACAGCATTCTGGGCATACGGAGTAACAGCCTCGGATCCAGCCTCTACAGTTGTACGTCCTAGAGCATTAAGCGCAGTACGCTTTAGCAGTCCTCCGCCAATCTTGATGCCGGGGATAGCACCGGTAACGGCTTCGACGCCGAACTCAACGGAAGCTTGCTCGAACGCCTGCTCGTCTGCTAGAGACGATGCCTCTTGTTCTGACATTCCAGCCTGACGGGCAGCTTGATAAGCCTCGTCCCATGATGCGTAGAACGCCTTGCGTACCATCGGGATAGAGCCGACCATTGATCCGATGACGCCGCCAACAGCAGTACCACCGCCCGGCTTAGCTAACGTACCGAGCGCGCCGCCAGCAATACCGCCGACCATCGAGCCCACGCTCTCTGGTGCCGAGCCAGCCGCGTCCGCTACGGTACGTAGCGTTGTACTGCGTTCACCGAGAGCTTCTACTCTCTGCCGAGCTTCGTTCTGCTCTAACCGAGCCTGAGCCAACTCCTCGCGATCCGACGTCAGTCTATCACCAAAGGCTTCACCTAGTGTTGCCTCAGTCGTAGCTGCGTCGTATAAGGCTCCGATAATATTTAGCGGATTACGTACGTTGCCAGTAGCTACTATATCCCTGCCTGAGCCAGCTAGCGCTCTCTCTAGTTCCGCAGCAGTCGTATCGGCAGCACGTCTACCCTGAATAGCAGCTTCAGGGATTAGCCCAGCCATCTCCAGCAATCCCATATCTTCCTTAGGCTTAGCTGCAATAGGCAGGCGCGGGGTAGGGTCTACTAGAAACTCGTTGATAGATAGCGGAGCTACGGCGCTACTCTCTACGCCGAACTCTTCTGGAGTGGCTAGACCTAGAGAGATTAGTCTGCGCTGATACGAGGTAAGTGCCATACTAAGGTAGGTTCCTTATCGAGTTGGTGGCTGGCGTGACTGCAGGGCAGCCTGCCTCATTACATCCGAGTTACGTACTTGGTTAGGTGATCCAGTGTCGAAGTAAATCATGCCGTCATCTTGGCTGGACAGAATACTCTGAGCACCGCGACGTCTAGACGCCAGACCACTTAGCCGATTGTTCAGGTCGTCCAGCTCTTCCGGAGCTAGCTTGGTACCGAGGAGGCTTTCGTAGGCGGTAATAGCCTGCTCGTCACCTGACTTGTACAGCTCGTCCTTGCTCTGGAATCCCATCTTGGCTAGTAGTCCTTCGCTAGTCACAGACACTGGTCGGCTGGATCCACCACCACCGCCACTGCCTCCGCGAGGCTGACTCATCATCCAGTCCATGTAGCGCTGATTGGTCTGGCGCTCTGGCTCACCGCGCTTCCACTCTAGATCTCGGTCAGCAGTCTGGTCTGCACGACGGCGAGCATACTGCTTGTCTTCGCGCTGTTCTTGGCGTAGCTGCTCAGCCAGAGCACGCTTAGCTCGGCGTGCCTCTAGCTCGTCCTCTCTAGCGTTGCGGCGCTTCTCATCCATGTAGTCCTTCTTGCGCTGGTCTTCCTCGACCATACTTCTTCCAGCACCCTGCATAGCTCCGCCTAGGATAGCTTCTAGTAGTGACATAGATACCTCCTTATCCTAGTAGGGGAGCGTTAGCAATCGGACTAGCACCAGCCGTAGGGCTAGCGGACTGCGCCTCTTCAGCCTGAGCAATACCCTTAACCATATCCGCTACTACAAAATACAGCTCTTCTGCGAATGTGTTAGGATCGATCTCGACTCCGCCTTCTAAGAGGACGTCGATGATATCGTCAGTGACAGTAGCTACTGCACCATCGGAGGCCATCCAAGCGGCAGGATCTACATCGATACCACTATCCTCTAGAGCCTTACTGACGTTCTCGATCAGCATGATGATGAACTGGCCAGCGCCCTTAGCCGGGGTCTTGGTGTTCTTGGCGGCAGCGACTAGCGCCTGCGCACCTTCTGGGCTGTTGATGACCTTAAGGGATAGGCCGACAAGAATGTCTAGGTCCATCTCGATGCCGTCATCTTCACCTTCTGCGTACTTATCATCCATTATGGAGTCCTCGGAAACAGGGCGTTGGTTAGGTTGCCGATCAGGCCACCGCTAGCAGGTGTGGGAGTAGCTAAGGTAGCGGCAGGAGTCGGAGGATTTGCCAGTGACGCTAGCAATCCGCCTGAGCTGATGAACTCGTCAGGCGTTACCTGCCTGCCATTAGCAGACGCGGCAGGTGTATAGTTCCTGAACTCTGACCCAGCAAACCCAGTAAAGTTCTTGGCTCCACGTACTCTTTCGCCGCGCTTGTTCTGTCTCATCCACTCCTGCAGCAAGGCGGCTTCCTTAGCGGTACGACGATCTTCGTTAGCGCGTAGGCCGATAGCCTCTCGCTCAAACGCGATCTCTCGCTCGGACATCTCCCTAGCCGCACGATCCGCAGAACGCTGCTGAGATCTGCCGAGAATAGCAGATCCGATACTTCCTAGAATATTACCAAACAGTGACATATCTTACTCCTTAGGTACCGGGGTCTCTAACTACACCGGGCTGCTCAGTGCCGCTAGGCGCGCGAGGTGCTGGGACAGGCTGGGTAGCACCGATGCGGTCTCCGATGATGTTGGATAGGGTCTGATTGATGATACCGCTAGCCTGACCACGGAAGAAGTTGAGCATACCATTAACTACCTGCGGGTTAAACACTTCAGGATCGTCTACGAAAGCCTGACCTAGGCGGTCTAGCATAGCAGCGTTTAGTCCTAGCTCAGACGTGTAAGTCTGGCTGATCATATCTCGGAAGCTAGACTGTTCCTGTAGCCAGTTGGTACGGAACGTATCATTCTCGGCCATCTGATTGCGGAACTGGAAGTCCGTCTGTGTGCGGATAGCTTCGCGCATAACGTCCGCGTTAGCCATCTCATTCTGGCGAGCCATGCGAGCACGCTCTGTCGAATCTGAGATACCAGCCTGAGCATTGGCCATAGCGATGTTACGCATCAGATCGTTCTGAGACATAGCGTTCTGGCCACGTAGAGTGAACAGGGTCTTGTCTAGATCACGAATCAGCGAGTTACCGGCTAGGTCATCCTCGTACTGGGCAGCCATGCCACGTCCATACTCGGTCTGCGTAAAGCCTGCATCCTGCTGAGCGATAGGCGCAGCAGCTCTCATAGCCTCACGCATAGCAGCACCCGCAGCAATAGAACTGTTACCAGCTCCACGAGTAGCGGCTTGCTCTAGACCTGAACGCTTAGCTTCCGTCATGAAGCGACTGTTCGAGTTGACCATATTGGTTAGACGGTCTTCTGCGAACTGATAGTCCATAGGCTTGGTTAGGGCCTTGGTCCCCGAGATCTCTCGGTTAACATCGATGTTGCCGGCCTGTGCCGGGGCTGCCACGTTTACGGGCTGGAAGCCGGGGCCTACGTTAGTCCTGATCTGAGGCATTTCTCCGATCAGTTGCATTCCTAGCTGCTGAGTTGATGGTACAGTACTGGTCATTATAGGGGCTCCTTAAGCATCTACCTTGGTCGGAGTGAACTGGATGAATAGAGTCTGAAGTGTGTGCGAAGGTTCCGGAGCGTTGATGCTGGGCTCGTGCAGTACCTTGATAGATACGTTTAGACCACGTTCAGCTACGTTAGCCATGTTGGTGTAGGGCGTATCACCCTGCTTGATGAAGTCCTGGCGATCTGGGATAGAAGCGTTGATCAACGTAGACTGGTATTCGTTCTCGTAGTCCTTAGCCGTAGTGATTCTGAGCGAAGCTAGTCCACGGCTTACACCATCTACTCGTACCTTACGCATTACCTTGTACCCAAACGGATTACCAGCAAAGTACCAGTTGACGTCGAACTCAGCCTTGATAGCCTTGCCGTCAAAGCCCCAGCCTGAGTCTAGCCTGTACAGATAGTTGGAAGCTACACGGCTAGTAGGGGAATAATGCGACGCTAGTACTGTCTCGATTCCGTCGTGGTCTAGGACAGACGACAAAGCTAGCGGCACGAACTCCTTACCGTTTACATCTGTAAAGTTTTCGAGACCTAGGTACAGCGTCTGCGTCGTTCCTTGAACCGGACGTCCCTCGTTAAAGGTGAACGTGAAGATGTCTCCGTCAGCCGAGAAGATCTTATACTGGTTCTTGGTGCGGATAGGAATCGCACAGACAATGGCACCGTTAGCTGACGTCTTGGGACGAATGATGGGGGACAGCTTGTACGAGATAGGAATGCCTACGAAGTCACCGTACTTGTCTGACTGGCTGAGAGCTACTACGCCTGAGTGTGAGCAGAACACGATGTCACCTAGCGATACAGCCGTGTACTCTACAGCTCCAGTCTTGGGCAGGATGACTCTCTTCAAGAAGTTATCAGGTACGCTGCCTTGAATAGCGAACACTCCGTTTGAACAGAATACGCCGAGAGTATCACCCGGCATAGACAGCAGTCCGCGTACCGGATAGCCCATAGCAAACTCGGCAGCACCGTCGAGACCTGAGTAATTCCACGGCTCTCCAGTTACGGAGATACGGACCATGCCATCGGCGTAGCCTAGGGCTAGCGAGTTAGCGATCCTGTCCGTATGACGCGGATACTCAGTGTCAGGGGTACTGTCGTTAATGAAGATCAGACGCTCACGGTTAAAATAGAATGCCTTAGAAGCCCCTGTAGCGACGTATACGGCGTCCAGATCCTCTAGGCCATAGTAGTTGTAGTCGCTGGCTACGTAGCGGCTAGAAGCTCTCTGAAGAGCCGAGATGCCGGGTAGGAAGTTGTAGCTAGGCGCAGACGTGATGACGGCTACTCGGTTCGGAGTAGTCAGAGTGGCTGAGTTGTACACGCTGTAGCCGACGGTGAACATCGGTGCAGTGCCAGCAACCCTTACTACCTTAGTTACCTGCATCGTGCCTACGGCGTTACCTGCCGAGAAGGCACCACTAGCCACCTTGTAGGTGTTCAGGTCTACAGTGAAGGTGTTAGTACCATCAGAGATCCAGTACTGGAATGTGCCGGGAGTAGGGATACTTAGGCCGCGCTCGTACTTAGGAATCTCGTCCTGACCAGACACATGGCTGTTGCCCGTATCAAACGAGAACGCCCATCCGGTGTTAAAGAACTTCCATCCGCCGTGAATCGAAGCGAAGTAGTCTGACACAGACTCAGCCTGCTCAGCGCCGCAGGTAAACATCACGGCTTTGTCCGGGCTATAGCCCTTGCCGAAGATGACCAGCGATAGACCGCCACCTAGCGAAACACCGCCGATAGTGGCAGTGAGTCCGGTGATAGTAGTACCCGCAGCAGCAGCGGCTAGATCCCACGAACCGGTATTAAGATCCTCGTAGGAAATTACTACGCGATCCTCTCCCGAGATCGTGATTACCTCGTAGCCTAGAACGCGCGCAGTAGCTCCGTTGAATGAGTTGCCTACTACAGTATTTGGTACAGACGACACTACGATAGCACCCGCTGACGAGCCACGAAGCTCCAGAGTGTTAGCTCCGGCAGCGGCGTAGTTGATGCCCTTGTGGCGATAGGTCATTACGGCAGGACCCGGCAGGCTGCTTACCGTCGAGCGTAGGTAAGTCATGTAGCTCAGCGCCTTGGTGTACTGATCCTGTGGAGACGTGGCAAAGAACCTCAGGTCTCGGACCAAGGATAGATTGCCTAGCTCGACTAGAGTCTTAGTACTCTTGTTTAGGCGGAACAGGCGGCGATCGACGCCGGTAGCTAGAGACGTGACATAGCTATCCTCGTCCCTTACTACAGGGAATAGGTCTTCGTTAATGACAGCTACGATGTAGCTAGTAGAGTTGACTACCTGTACTACCACTCCTAGTACGAATACACCTAGCTGATTGCTAGGGATGCCGGTAGTGGTACCGATAGCACCAAACGTATCTACGGCTAGTACATCGCCTAGGCTTGCTGATCCTACAGGCGAGCTTACTGATACCTGCCAGTACTTATCACACTCTCCGCCTAGTCTACCGTCGAAGCGCTCGAATCCGTCGATACGGCGTAGGCCAGCCTTGTCCGTAATCTCGTAGTTACGACAAACCGCCAGCGACCCGGAGGCAGCTAGCGGCTTGGGTTCTACTAGGTCGAGTCCGTAGGCTAGAGGAATTACATCGTTCGTGTAGCTCATTGGACTTAACCTCTGTTGTATGGACTTGGTGCCCAGCCTAGCTTAGGTAGACACTTGTTCTCCAGTCTGATCTTGTACTTGCGGTACTGCCTAGCGGCTCTTGCGGCTAGCGCGTTGTTCTGATCGTACTCAGCGTAGTGGAGCACTGCGCCCCACATAATCATCGTGTGAAACTCCTCCGGCATGTCTGGTACGTCTCCTGCCAGCACTAGCTCTTGCGGACCGCGATCGTAGTTGAAGTAGATGCGGTAGGGCTTTTCTGGGCTAGGGTACAGGTCAGTCAGTCGGTCCGGGGTTTCGGTAATCTGAGCTGGCTTGCTTAGGTTGCCTACGTCAGCCTCATAGTAGTTGTTCCAGAGATTCCACTCAACGAAGTCCAGACCGTCCATGTACTCTGCTGGCGTAGAATCTACGTAGCCTAGATACACTGAGTTGTAGTCTAGATCGTCTAGGTCCGGGGCGAACTCGGAGAAGTCCCAGCGCGCTCTGCCTCCAATCATGAAGCAGTCCTGTGCGCCATCTGTGACTCTGTTGAACACTTCTCCTAGTCCGTACTCGCCTACTAGATTGTCGATATCAATGAAAGCTTCGGCGGTGCCAGCAGCCCAGCTACCACTCAAAGTCGTAACCTTTACAACTGTAAAAGTTGAGGAGTTGATCTTGCCTTCAAACAGCTCTCCCGGCGTAGGTTCGCTCGGGAGGCTGCCGTTCTTGACGTAGATACGCGGGAGGATTACTCCGTACCCGCGCTTAGACATGAAGCTCCATCGCTCTCGGCTTAGCTGTAGCTCCTTCCAAGATCTAGCTACCCACATCTTAAAGCGACGGTGCATAGGATCGGAGGGGTTAGCAAACTCTACCGAGTCCAGCTCTGATAGGGTAGCCCCTGATTCCGAGATCGTCTCGTTTACTAGCTCGATAAAGTCCACTAAACCCTCCTACCTAAGATTACTTAACGTATTCGATTACAAGACGACCATCGCGTAGAGCTTCCTTGAGTTCATCCTCTCTCGGCCAGTAGCCGAACTTCTCATGAAACTTCTTACGCGGTAGGTGTACTGCAGCTTTTACCTTCTCGTTTTCTCCGCGAGGATCCGGGCCGGGTGTCATGCCGTGGACACTGAACGGATAGTTCGACACCTCTTCAAAGTAGAAACGAGCTGGGTTGTTGGGCGGGACTGAGGCGTTCTCGCGGAGACGCTTTGACTTAGCGTTGTTGAGTGCTTCGACGATCTTGATCGGAACGTCTACCTTGATGCCTCGTGGAATCAGAACCGCATAGCCGTTGACACAGACGTAGACTGGGCGATTCGAGGAAGTCGGATTGGGATCTAGGTGTACTTCGATGCGAGCGTAGCCGGGCTTGGGAGCATCACCATACGCCTCTAGAGCGTACTTGCCTTCGGCCATCTTGGCTCGAATGGCGTTGATGATATCTTCCTTGGTCATGTCGCGCGCTAGCGGCACGCGGTAGATGCCGGCCTTCTTACGAAGCTCGCCAATCGGAAGGTTGTCTAGATCATTAGTGTATTCTGCGTGGTCATTACTCATGACGGTAGATCTCCTCTACATTAGATAGGTGGCCAGCCAGCTAAGACTCGAACTCAGATCGCAGGGATTTGGAGTCCCGCATGTTGCCATTACACCACTGACTGGTAAAGCTAGAAGGGGAGGTTTCCCTCCCCCTCCAGTCCATCGTCAATTAGACGGTGGGGTTAGGACGACCGTGGTCGTAAGCAGCGCCGTTAGCGTTACCTAGCGACGGGATCGCGTTAGCGCGGGCAGGTACGACGACAGCCGTAACCGTAATTCGCGTAGCGCCAGCAGGAGCAGTAGCAGCACCTACCTGAGGCGAGAGCGTTACAGTGTAGTTAGCTACCGGAGCCGCCGCCGTAGGCTCGAAGCGAGCGGTACCGCCAGCCTGACCAACCGTTGACGCCGAAGCGAACGCGGTTAGGTTGGAAGCCTGCGCACCGGTATTGTGTGATTCAAAGCCGGCGTTTAGGGTGATGGTGGGAGTACCGTTGGCATCGAGGTCATCAGTGCTGATGGTTAGCTCGGCTACTTGATAACCAGCTCCGATCTGGAAGAAGCGGAGACGGTCAGAAGTTACGAGACCGCGACCAGCAGGTAGGTCGATAGTTGCGCTGATCTCGAACGGAGCCTCAGCAAGAGCGCGGTGACGAACTCCACCGACGTGGGCAGGTGAACGGAAAGACATAGTTTACTTCTCCTTAACTAGTGAGATTAGAGGGCACCAACCGCAGTCTCAAGACGAGCCATCCACTGCTCGTTTAGACGTACAGCCGAGAACCACATCTTCCATGAAACGAAACCACGCTGACCTAGCGGATCCTCGTAGCTGGCACCCATCTTGGGATTCATTACCGCGATCGCGGCGGAGTCCATACCCTTAAGCGGGGTAACGCCGTAAGCCTCTTCACCGAAGATGATGAACGGATAGACGTTAACGTTTGAACCGTTGTTGAGTACGCCGGTAATGGTACCCGAACCCGCACCTAGGAACGGCTCTAGCATCGGGCTGAGGATTACGCGGACCTCTTCGATACGACCAAGCTCGTTTGCGTGGAGAGGAGTGCCCGAAGCGTAGCGCTCGACTGGGACGAACGTGGGCAGAGCACGGATGTTCTGCTCAAGGTCGGTATGGGCAACGCCGACGAACGAAGCGTTGACCGGCTCGGTCGCAATGTTCGGAGAAGCCGAGAGCTTCTTGGTGATCTTGCGGCAGTGGTTACGCTTGAGCTGGCGGACAATGAGACGAATGTCGTCAATGTCTAGAACAGCCTGAACCTGAGCGCGGCTGACAGCCGTACCGGTGAAGAACACCTGAGTACCACCACGGATCTCGTTCCACGTAATAAGCTCCTTGGTCTCGGCCGCCTGCTTACCGCAGAGTTCGGTCATGACCTTAAGGTTCGGATCTTCGTGGGTGTCAGCGATGACGTCCGTGAAGGGTACCCACGCACCGTACTGAGCTAGCGAGGTCTGAACGTCCTCGTACTCAAGGGCTTGCGGGGCAGGCGTCACGCCTTCGATCAGCGCGGTCGGGTTAACCTCGAACGGAACTGGACGACGGAAGCGGATGACGAGACCCTTGTTCTTCGGCACAGCCTCGACCTTGGCGAACTTATCGAGGATGATCTGGGTGTCCGCGTAAGCGAGCATGTTGGCAACGGCTACGATACCTACGCGAGGTGAGATGTCGCCGTACTGAGTACCTGAAAATGACATAGATTAAATCTCCTTAACTAAGGTTAGTTTCCATGCAACTTATGGAAATGCTTATACGACTGCGCGAAAAGTTCTTCTGCTGTGAGTTCTTTCTTCTCGGGAGCAGCCGGACTCTTTACAGTAACCGCCTGCTGTAGCTTACGTTCACGCTCACCAGCTAGTTGACTAGCGGCTGGACTTGGCACAGCTTGCGGCGCTTCCTGTTGCGCCGGAGCCTGCTTAACCATACCGTTTGCTTGTAGCCACTGAGAGTAAACTTGGAGTCCTGCTACAACATCGTCAGCGTGCTTGGACATTACGAGACGCTTTACTCCATCAGACGCGCTACCTACGAAGGTATGGAACGCCTCACTTTGTACAACCTCTGCAATGTTTGGTACCATCTCAGCAAGTCTCGCCTTTTCGGACGCTACTTCCTGATTCTGCCAAGCCTGCTTTACAGGAGCTAGCTCTTGCGTAAGAGTGTTTTGTAGACTGGCGATCTGGGCTGCTGCGGCTTCCTCGCGCTTCTTGATAATCCGATAAAGGGCGGGGTCGGTACGCTTTAGCTCTGCAAGATCGTCGTCTTCGCCTTCCTCAGTTGCCGGAGCGGCCTTAGCTGGCGGCTGTGCGGCGGTAGGACTGAGTGACGCTAGCCGAGTTTCTAGGTCGTTGAGCTTACGCTGTAGTGCAGCGGTCCGATTAGTCTCCGATCGGTGCTTGTGCTGCAGCAGCTTGTTCTCTTGGACTAGACGCTCTAGCTCTTCCCTTGATAGGGCGGTTTCCGGCTGAGCTGCCGGGACCTGAGCTTCGCTTTCTTGCGTCGGGGCCTGCTTCTCTTCTTCCTTCTTCTCTACTTCCTGTTCAACTACTTCCTGCTTTACCTCTTCCTCTACTACTTGCGGGGCGGGATCAGGATCCGGCACCGTAGTCGCACCCAGAATCTCATTTAGCTTATCAGGGTCATCAAGGTTTTTGCTGACGCTGGCAAATAGCTTCTGGGCTTCACTGTCGCTTAGAGGGGTGTTATTCATAAAAGTTCATTCTCCGTTTAAGTTGGCGATCTAGTCGCGGCCTGCTGAATATCACGTTCAGCGGCTAGTAGCTCCTTGTAAACAAGGATCTTTCCACGAATTACGCAAGAATCCTCATGGCTTAATGCAGGATTTTCTAGCATTTCTCGTGATTTCTGTAGCTGGGCAGCTAGGAAGTCCTTGATAGCTACCCAGTTTGAGTCGTAGATGTTGAGGTTAGGGATGCGTGCTTTCATGTTAGATACCTGATCCGGTTTCGCGCTTGAGCTTTTGCTCGCGGGCTGTTAGTAACTGGTCGATCTGCTTGCGATTGTCCTGCTGACCGGATAGGAATGCCTTAGTCTCCTCACGCATACGGGCAATCTCTAGGTCGGTACCTAGCTTAGCCCTGAACTGCTCGTCCTTAGCGGCTAGATTGAGCATGGCTACGTCCTTTTCGTTCTGGCTGGCTACTACCTGAGCCTCCGCTTCCGCTACTCGGGCGTAAGTATTAGCCTGACGCTCTTGGAATTCCCAAGCCTCACGCTGCTGAGCCTGATTGAACTCAAACTCTAGCTTTAGCTCCTCTAGCGCAGCACGCTTTTCCTCTAGAGCTAGACGTCTTTCCTCTAGCTGCAACTTAACTAGCTCCGGATTGGGTCCCTGAGCCTGTGCCATCTGCTGTTCGTAGGCAGCTACCTCCTCCGGAGTACGGATGATGCGGCTTGAGGGCAGGTGCATCATGCTTAGGCGAGCAACTAGCAGCTCGTCTAGGTTAACGTACTTACCAGTCTGGGGATTTTGGCTAGCTTCTAGGCTGAGCTTCTCCATATCGCGGATGTATAGCTGCTTGTTACGGTAATCTGAGCTAGACTTTACGTCGATCTCGAAGTTACCCTTGATCATCGGGTCAGGATTGTACTGCATGTTCCAAGCGTATAGACGCTTGATAACGCGGGTAGTCACCTTGTCGTCCCACATCTCGTTCAGTAGGTCAAGTAGCGTGGTGCTAGCCTGCTGAAGCAGTCCTAGTCCGGTAGCCGAGTCGGTAGTTACTGCGGTTCCGTTCTGTAGACCGGCAGACATCAGCGGAATACCTGACTCTTCCTCGGCAAACTGCTTGGCGGCATTGAGTACAGCCATTAGGTCGCCGGATACGTTAGGCGGAACGAAGAACTGGAACGCCTGATTGACGTTAGCTGATAGGTCGGTAAGGAACCAAGCCTTACGCGGGCGCATTTCCCAATCACCGTCTACTGGCTCGATGAGATCCTTCTGCATAACTACCTGAGGACCAGAAGAAATGGCCGAGTTGTCTAGTACCATGTGCCACGACTGCGTTACGACACGCTGAGCGTCACGTACTAGTAGGGGCAGGCCAACGCCGAACGGGCTGACCGGGTCACGCTTGTACTCGCACACCTGATACGGTAGCTCGAAGTCTTCGATGTTAGCTAGCTCTACGCGAATGACCTTACCTTGGCATACCCATACTTCGCCGTAGTAGGTCTTGCCGTCTACTGAGTCGTAGGACGGGACGATGCCTAGAGTTTCTAGCTGTTCGGAAGTAACAGGACCGTGATACTCTAGGACCATATACTTGTTCTTCATGTAAGACTGGCTAGTCTCCATGAGAGCCGAAGCTTCCTCAATGGCGGAAGTACTATAGTCCTTGGGGTCTTCCTTGAGCAGCTCGATGATTGCATCGCGGATAAAGCCGGGATGCTTAGAGTACTTGGCCATCTCCGTCTTAGAGAGTGGGTGTAGCTCGATCGTGTCTTCGCTTGAGCAGAAGTCGTTAGTCGAATCGTCCGGATAGAAGTACCACGGATCGACACGAACGTAAGACGGCTCGGTGTTGGACTGGAATACTGGAGCCCACTGAGCGCTAGTCGGATCTAGCTTGTAAGATGACTTAACCTTGCTGGTGTTTACTGGACCCTTAAGAACGGCAGAACCTAGGATTACGCGGTCTTCGATAGCCGTACGTGATTCATACCCGTACTTGCTCTTATCGAGCTGACGTACCATCGTGTTTTCCATTCCGATGCAGGACTGGGCGTCCATTTCCCCAGACGGTACTAGGTCCCAGTTCTTATCTCCGCCAGCAAACTGCTGCGAGATTAGCTGAGCAATGGCGATATCGCACTTGGTACGTACGATGTTGTAGTCCGGACGATCGGCTGAAGCCTCTTTCGAAAACGGGCGATCAGGACTTACGCCTACCTTTCCTACCTTGGCTAGGGATCCGTAGTATAGTCGCATAGACTCCTGCCACTGACGCTCCTTGCCTGAGCGGTTCTTGCGGCGAGTCTCAAACTTTGACTCTACGGTAGCGGCTAGATCCTTGAGCAGGGCTTCGCGGCGTTCGCGTTCGGCCTCTGCCGCCTGACGTGCCTGCTCTTCTAGCTCTTCCGGGGTAGCCTGCAGTAGATCCTGCTCGGCTTCGACGGGCATATCGTTAGGTGTCATATCTGATTCCTCCGAGGGCACTAGCGGCTCCGTAATGTCTTGCCGTATTGGTCGGCTGGACCATGGCTACGTTATCAGTATTGATGCCGTAGCGCAGAGCGTCTAGGGCGTGGTCATTATCTTTTACGATCCTTCCCTGAAGGTCGCGTCTATAGACCATGTACTCCTTCAATAAGTTCACGCAGGATTTAAATACCTTGAGCTTACCTGAACTTAGTAGCGACCAGACGTTCTGGATACCACCTTCTACGGCGTTATTGGCCTCGACTAGCTTGAGTCCTAGCTTACGGTACACGTCGATTAGCTTGCGGCCGTCTACCTGAGAACGTCCCTTGGATGCCGGATCGATACACCCACGGATCCAGTCACCCCTAGACTTCAGAGCAGCGGCGTGAACTTCTGGCTCAGCCTGTCCGCGATAGTGCTCTGAGTACACGTAGATAGACCCATCGTCTGGATTCTTGGCTAACCAAACAGCGGCGGTTCTATTCCAGCCCACGTCTAGGCCATACCACTTAGGCCAGTGACCGGGAATGGTGAAATCATCTACCACGATCTCCTCTACTGGAATCGGATACACGTTACCGGAGCCGATCGATGGGGTGCCGTTACGACGAGCTTCACGTAGATGCGGAGGAGTATTGTCCTCTAGACGCTTCTTGGTATCTTCATCTAGCCACGGAGCGTGATCCCATCCAGCTTGGACTACAGCGCGGCTGGCCTTGTTACCAATACCTAGCTGCTCTTCCTCTTCCTCGTCCGTCATGATCGTGACTGGAGAAGCTCCGGCTAGGAAGTTGGCGTTCTTGCAGAAGTTAACGATGAACGGGGTGATACCGTGCAGCGGAGTGAACGTAACGTACAGGATACCACCAGTAGTCATGGTGCGGATCAAGCACTCGTTGTAGATCAGGTCAGGACACTCCTCGTCTAGCCAGATTACGTGCTGTGCCGTACCGTAAAACGCCTTGACTCCCTGATCGTAGGACTTGAATCCTAGTACCGATACTCCTCCTGATACGTGGCGTACCTTAACTAGTTCGATAGCGTTAGCTACGCCCTGCTTTACCGCCGTCCCTAGGATAAGCTCCTTAGGAATCATGCCAGTGCCGAGGGCTCCCGGAGGTCCGAGCAGCTCCTTCTGGCAGGTATCGCGTGTAGTCTGACCCGTCTGACCGGCAGCCCAAGCTGAGATCGGGTGATCGAAACGCTTACCTACCCACCACTCTGGATACAGTCCGGTAAGATGACACGCCGTCTCAAAAGCTCCCGAGATGGACTTACCACAGTTGGAAGTAACTAATCCATTAGCTACGAACAAGTGATCTGGATGGTCAATAGTGATGCAGTAGACATCTTTGTTGCCTAGTGCTTCTGCTTTTGTAAAGCTGACTGCTTGCACCTCTGCTCGTCCACGACCACCCCGTAGCTTGTAGGGCTTGGTTGGCACATTGCCGATAACTTTTAGATTGTCGTCTCCTGTAATAGATACTACAATCTCGTCAGCATGGTTAGGGTCTTTACGATTACGCGTAGCGACAGTAGCTCTGATTCCAAGGCGGAGGCACAAGGACACTACGCCCTCGGCTAGCAAGGCGGACGTAGTACTGAGGCAATACCTACCCAAACGCGAATAGCCATCAGTAGCTAGCAGTCCGTGCAGATAAGCTTTGATGTGCCCTACCGGAGCGCAGAAAAGTGACTGGGGTACAGTTTTATTCCCTGACTTAGTTCCCAATAAATTAGTACGCTCTAGCAGCAGAAACAGAGTGCTCTTACCTTTGCCTTTTTCGGGTTTAGGAAAATACACATCATAAAAAGTACCGCTATTTACTACTCGCGGCTGCGTTCCTAACTCAGTTCCTAAAGCTACCGCCAAGTCTACTAACTCCTTAGCCTTGTTCGTGAACTTGAACTGACTATTTCTGGCACACAGGTGCCCGTCTCCAGTTAGTAGTCCTAGCAGTAAAGCCTCTCGTTCTGAAAAGCCGGGATCTTTCTCTTCTACATCCCACTTACATGGGACTACTACTTTGCGATCCACTTTACCTGCTAATCTTTCTGCCTTATCTTGACGCAATACACCTTTACCAGACACATATAAAAACTCATGGTCTGGGGTACTAGACACGGACACGCCTTTTCCGTTAGAGTAAGTAAAGGCTGGCTCATTGTAGTGATACGTTTTAGTTACTTTAGCTTCTACTAGGGAGTTAGTACTTAGTTGATATGCTAGTACCTTATCTCCCTCTTTCAAGTCTTCAATGTTTTTGTGGTAGCCGTCTGGCGTACGTACCTTTGTACCTGCAACCAACGGGCGGTTGCCTGCCATGAACAGACGTTCGTGGTAAACGGCACCGGCCTCGAAAAAAGCACGATGTCTCGGGCAGTTAGAGATGTCGGTAGTAGTACCGTCCACGAACCACTTGCTAGTACCTGCCTCTGCTAGCTTTCGCTCGTAGACTTCCATCAGCTTAGTGACCTCATAGATCTTACGAGCCGCTGACTTACGGTTATCCTTGTCCTTGTCAGGACGGGCAGCGTCCATCATCTCTAGCTCGTCCTCCAAAGAGAAGACGCGCTTAAAGGGATTCAAGGGTAGATCGGAATCAAAGTCAATTGGCATCGAGGTTCACAATCTCTGCATCAGTCATGGTAGGCTTGATTAAGCGTAGTACGCTAGGTGCCTTCTTACGAAGCATCTGCTCTAGCTTGCTGAGATCCATATCCTCGAAGTCAGCATCGACCGAAGTGTTCTCAGTCTTGTCAGCCCAACCGTAGCGGTTCTTCATGTTGAATGACCATAGCGTAGTGTTGAACTTGGTATTCTCGATGTTACGTCTACCTTGCTCATACCACCACGCCTTAGCCATCATACGTCCGATATCTACCATCTCCTTGAAGTTTGGAGACTTCTCGTAGTAGGAGTCGAACTCTCGTTGAGTCATCTTAAGGATCTTGCAGATCTCGACGTCGGACGCCCCCTGTAGGTAAGCGTCCTTCAAGTCGTTGATCCAAGCCTTGTCGGCCTGAGTTGTCATATCAGAAGTACCCGCCCTTACCGTCTGGTGCCTTGTACTTAGCTACTTCGCTGGGAGCCAAGAGACGGGCTAGCGGATAGGTGTCTACCTGACCGTTGACGGCGTTCTTGTCGAAGCCTACGATTAGCTGCTCAACTTCGCCAGTCTCTTCGTTAAGGGCATCCATGTAGCCTAGGGTGTTAGCGAAGGCTCCCCGGTAGAACATCTCCATGAGAGCTACCTTCTGCGGGGTCATGTCGTTGGTAAGGACTACGATGTTGCAGTCCAGTGCTACGGCCTTCTTGTTCTTCTTGCTCATCGGAATACGTGCTCCTGTTTGATGGATAGAGTTCTTACGCGCTCTACTAGCTCCACGGCTCTGGTGCCTACTTGGCGATACCAGAGCGACTTTTCTAGGTTATCAGCTACCGACTGATAGTCTCGCTGACGGAGAAAAGCTAGTGTATTCTTGAACTTTGCTAGTCGCTCAAAGCCCATGTTGAAGATTAGATTTAGAAATACTGTCTGGATAACGAACGGGTGTTCGGTGATGTCGGGGATCAGTCTTTGTAGATCTCCAGCGTACTTGCCTACCTTTTCGTCCAGCTTGCGAAGAGACTGCTCTCGGGTCATACGGGAGTCAGGGGTTACTCCTTGAGTGAATCCTACTCCTACAGTCCAAGGACGTCCGTGCTCTTCGCCTTCTGGTACCTGCTCCAGTAGCTGTCTTGCTGGTACAAATCCCCACTTCAATCGTCTGTACTTGCGGGCTAGTAAAGACAAAGGATCCGGGTAAGCAAACTCCCGGATCGCTTCGTGCCTTACCAAGTCAGCCGCAGTCTGGCGACGTACGTTTAGGCTGAATGGACGTGACATAGTTCCCTCGTTAGGTTAGCTGTACCTGCGGCTTGCCGTCTACGTATACAACTTTGAGATTGGCTAGCAGGTAATCCTGTACTTGCTCCGCTAGGTTTTTGGGAGGATCTACGTTAGTAGCCCCGAAGATCACGTTAAGCGCCTTGTTGACGCGTCCTACGATAAGTCTACAGAACGGCACGACACCTCCCGCTGCAGTAATAGCTGCGTCACCGGCACCCATGAGCGGCTGCCCGAACTCGATAAACTTGTTAAGCCATACGGCACCTTCACGCTCGTATAGTGATACGCCGATACCGCCCGGCTCTGTCTCGAATAGGATGTTCTGCTGGATATCGATAGCGAACTCACGCGTGCCTACCTGAAAACGGAAAGCGCGCTGGGTAACTGCAAATCCTGACATGATAGTACCTCCGTTATCCCGCGTTGCGGGCTCTTAGTTGAGCAACTTTAGCAGCAAAGTGGGCCTTAATAGCTCCGGCTACTAGTGTCATCGGTACGGGCTGGAAGACTCCCGGAGCCACCTCGACGTTAACTGTCTCGTTAATGACTTCCTCTAGAGGTACCGAGATCGTGGTGTTAGGTACTGGTACTCCGAAGTAGCTACCGTCTGAACGAAGCTGGTAGAAGTCGGAGCATTCGTAGTTGATGGATCCGGTATTAGCTACTGGATTCCACGCAATGATGGTACGCGTAGCGAGGGTCTCGCTCTGTACGTGAGCATTAATGTTGGTAATGAGCGGGTTCATGGATCACCTCAAGGAGCGATAAAGTGGATCAGACCGAAGCCACGTGTTGCCGGGCTCGGGGTTCTAGCAAACTGCGTAGTTGTGCCATCGGCTGGGAACCACTGCCCTTCGCAGTAAGCGACGCCTGCAGCGTTATCCTGCTGAATGATGTTAGTCCATCCTCCCGGAGGACCTCCAATAGTACCACTAAGAGTGTGACCGAAAGATAGAGCTAAGCTTCCTGAACCACCGCGAGCAGCTGATACTGGCGACGGGGTTGTGGGAGGAACGAATGTTGAATAAGCGCGTGGACCAATGTCAACTTGTACAAACGTTCCGCTATTGCGTACACCACGTAGTACTACGACTACAAGCTGCGATGTAGAGTTGATAAAGTTGGTGAAGTACTTAAATGTCCTTTCTGCCAGTGTCAAAGATCCATTTGTCTCAAAACGTCGGACAAGTCCCTCTGAAGCATAGTTTCTGCTATTTACTTGCTGAAAGTCTCCGCCAATAGTTGCCCATAGGTTCTCGGAAGGGGTAGGCACGTTCCATCTACCATTAATAGTCGAGCTATAAACTACTACTACGTCATTAGCTAGCAGTGTGCCGGGATCAGGGATAATGATCTGCCACTCGCCATCGCTTCCCGAATAGTGAGAAACAGACGAGTGCACCACACTAATCGGTCCTGCTAGCCCTCTACGGGGTCTAGCTGCTGCTTGGATAATTCCCATCTTATCTAGCTCTCCAACTATCCACGCCTACTCGGCTTAGAAGCCTGCTATCTCCGGGAGGAATAGTAACGGCTCCTACCGTAGTGCCTGCGGTAATGACTACCGTACCTTGCCCTGCTACGGTCAGATCTCCGGAGCTGCCATCGTTAGCTACTAGAATAGCAGCGTCATCGTTCCATCCTTCGATTACGTCAGGTCGGATTGCGTAAGTGTAGGCTCCCGTATCCGTCTTGCGTACGGATCCACCCCTATCCAGTACAGACAGGTTGGTAGCCCTGTTAGATACCCTGTTTCGGATGCTTACGGGGTCCGAAGGCGTAGCCCCCAGAACCCCACTAAAAATGCCTACGTTCATGCTTAGAAGTTTCCAGCCCGAGTCACAGCCAAGTGGAAGCTTTCGGCGTTGTTGGTCGAAGCTCTTAGCTGGGCGTTAGCATCCGGTAGCAGGATGCCTAGGTTAGTCAGGATAGACTGGAACGAGGGTACCGTAGCACTCGGAGTAATAGCAGTGACTGGTACCTCGAACAGCAAGCGACTGGTTGTACCTCCATCCAGACTGAGGTAGAAGCGAATCATACCTGCAGTGGTAGTACCGGTAGCCGAAATACGGATATCGTCTACGCGAGTACCGCTAGCACCGCCAGACAGAATGGTTACGATCGTACCCGTACCATCTCGGTTCGTGTTAGCGGCGTTAAGGACGGCTACAGCAGCTCGCGGGGTTGAGGCGTAATTAGCGTTAGTTGCCATGTTAGATTACTCCGTAGGATTGAAGAACAAAGTCTGGGGCTGATACGTCTACCGAGTTGAGGACTCCGGCGACTAGCGTTAGGTTAGATCCGAGGGTCAGCTCTTCTACCGCTCCTGAACCAGCCGTAGAACGGCCTAGGACGCGCTGTGAGGCTGATGCAATGGTTGAGGAGGCTTGGGTACCGGTGTGGGTAGCCCTGTCCCTTAGAGCCGCGTCTGTTGCGTTCTGGGTAGCACCGGCCTGGATACCGGCTAGCTTGGTTGCCTGAGCGGCTGACATGACGCCGGCTAGCGTACCGTTAGCGGCGGGGATCGTAGTGTCTAGACCCGAACTGGATTCTACCGTTACGTCCGTAGCCGAAGCCGTGTGAGTGATGTTCGTTCCCGTAGCTCCGCCTGTGGCGTCCGGAGCGTTCTCCCACCGGCTAAGAGCCGGGTTCCACTTGATCGTGTCCCCTAGCTGGGGGTTTAGGATTACGACGTCGGTTAGCTGGTCTAGCGTACTTGCCCCGCCTCCACCGCCTCCGGTCATGGAGATGATGTTGTAGACGAAGCCGGCAATCACGTCGTTCAGGTTAGCGGGAGTACCTAGCGTGATCGTGGTAGTCTCGGGACCGATAGTGAATGACGTGGTGTAGTCGTTGACTGGGTGTAGGTAGGTACCGTTACGGTGGACTAGGACTAGCTCGCCACTATCGGCGGCTACGCCGTTGATGACGAAGTTAGTCTGGCCGGGAGTAGCTACGAAGCGAAACGGTACGGGATCTACTGTCAGGTCTTGGAGTAGCTGGTTAAGCTGATCTAGCTGAGGCTGTACTGCATCAACAGCAGCATCTACCGTACCAGCAGCTAGCTTCTGAAGAGCACGCTTCTCTTCGGAATCGAACTGAGGCTCAAGCAGATGGTTAGGTACAACCTGAAGCTCTAGTGGTGTACTCATGGTGGATTGTCTTCTCCGGAGAAGTGGATAGGCATTCAGCGCAAGCGTCCCTGCGCCTAACAGCGAGTCTGGTGGCTACTTAGTCACCGTTCAGGTAGATAAGTTCAATCACTCTAAACCGAGCGCCTCACCACTCTACCTCGGATAGAGCGTACTCGGTAGAGTGTATATATATACTAATACTATAGTATACTATATACTACTATAGTATATATACTATATATATACTACATACTGTATATAGTATATATACTACTATATACTATAGTATATATATATAG